GAGCTGCCGCTGCTGCTGGAGGAAGAGCAGCTGCTGGAGCAACTATTGGTGTAGGTAGTAGGATTCTGGGTTTCTTAGGAGGCCCTTGGGGAATAGGCTTATCTATAGGCATCCCCATTATTGTGGATCTTTTAGGTAAGTGGTTCAGTAAGGATCAAGAAGAAAATGATGAAGCGGCTAAACGTCAGGAAGATCTGATACAAATGCAAAACCTTATACAACAGAATATGTCTGGTAATATAACTAACGCAGTAAGGGAAGGTGTTATTCAAGGTAATGCCCAAAGTCCTCAGAGATTACGGTTAGATTATAATAGTAGTGTTCATCCTGGTTCTGGTCCTGCTTTTAGTGAAGATACCGATTTTAATTACACAATAATCAATTAAGCTTATGGCAAACTGGATATCAAAACAAAAAGGAAAAGTCTTATCTGGTTATAATCAGTTGTTAGACCATAAGACTGTAAATGATGTACCTACTTCCGAAGTAAATAAACTATGGAGAGCAAGGATATTAATAAATAGAGCAACCTCAGGATTGCCTAAGGATAATCCCGATGGTAAGGTTTATACCCCAAATCAAACTATTGGTTCTGGTTTTAGTTTAAGAAATCCTCAAAGGAATCCTAAATTAAATGAGAAAACTAAAAGGTCTTGGGAACATATCTTATCTTCAGGCGGTACTAATGATTTAGGTTTACCTTTGGATGATCCTATAGTAGTAGATGTATCTAAAGGTAAGAAACCTACTAATGCTCTACAAAAACATCAAGAGTTCCAAAGTTATAATCAAAGTAGAAACCAAGTAATTATCTACAACCTTACTAGCAATGGTTCCTATTCTTATTTAGTATTACAGAATAGACCTCCAGAGTTGGAGTTTAAAGGAGAAACTTCTTGGGCTTCAATACATAGTATGGGACGTAATAATCCTATGTATCACTATACTGGAGCTGAGGATACTTTACAGTTTAACATATCTTGGTTCTGTTCAGATCCAGAGAATCCTGCTGAGGTAATAAATAAATGTAGATTACTTGAGGCTTGGTCTAAAGCTAACGGATATTTATCTAGTCCACCCATACTTAAGATCCAATGGGGAGCTTCAGGATTATTCGATAATCACAGATATATCTTGGCTTCTGCTACTTATACTCTTAAGAATTTTCAAAATGGTCATATAGATCGGAGATCTAAAAACCCAACCTTTGTAGATACTAAATTATTTCCAATGGTAGCTACACAAGAATTAATTTTTAAAAGAGTATCGGATCATAATATTGGTTATGGAGATATTATTGACACAGAATCTATGGATAAAACGAAAGGAGTAGGCAAATGACAAAAGATTATCAAATAGGTTCTAGTCCATACGATAATGCAATAGTAAATGAATATGAAGATGGTAGTGATCCAACTTTGGATTTAGATAATCTAGAGTTACCAATACCATCTTCTAAGATAATTCATACTGTATTAGATGGACAGACTCTTCAAAATATAGCTTATCAGTACTATAAGGATTCTGGATTATGGTATATTATTGCTTTCGCTAACAATATACAAAATCCATTTTCAGATGAATTATATGTAGGTCAACAATTAATAATACCTAGTTATAGTGGCTAAGATTAAACAAAAGAAACAAGAATATAATTCTGATCCTCCTATACTTGTAGAGGGAACTGCTACTCCTTATCTAGCAATATTTTCAGAAGACGGGATGCCTGTTATGAATCAATTAACGGGTATCCCTCTTGGAGCGTATATAAGCCAGTTCCAATATAAGTTTGATGAGGAGCATGAGAATGAGTGTACAATTAATTTCGATGTAGGTGACCCTGATATTGTAGACCAAGATGATCTACAAACTAACAAAACTATTTGGCTTCAGTGGGGTTACATATATCCTGATGGTAGTAGTGTTTGTAATGAACCTAAAGCTATTAAGGTAAAAGATTTTAATTGTACTTTTGATGATACTGGTACTCACGTAGCATTAAAATGTATAGATGGTACTGGTGATATAAGATTAGCTCTACCTTTAAGGGCAGGTGGAGATCCTCAAGAATCCATGTCTACTTTTCTAGATAATGGTTGTGAATTAGATATAGGTGTAATTATTGAAAAATTTGAATAGTATGAATACCTCTATAGCAAATAATCCTGTATTTCAAAACTTACAGGTAGGAGAAAAACATGAGTCTACTACAGGTACTATTATATATGCTAATAAATATTCTGGAGTATCTCCTATAGCTATGCCTAAAGCAATTAAAGATATATTGGATAGTAATATAGGTACTATTGGTACTAACCCTATAATTCAATTAAAGAATAAATTAGCAGCTTTACCAAATGGCCCTTGGTATATTGATTGTAGAAATGGTTTACTTTATATACATAATAAAAAGTTTAATGAGAAACCAGTACACAACTATGTATATCAATCCGAGAATGGAGAAGTACTTAGTTTAAGTTTTGAAACTCAGCGTAGAACAAAATCTTTAGGACACTCTATAGGTGGAGGTATAGATCCATTCTCTAAAGATATAGTGGGAGTTAATTCTAATATTAAATCTCCTACTCCTGGTCCTGGTACTAAAGAAGTAAATAAAACAACTGGTAGTAGATTTAAGGTTGTAGCTGCTATAGATGCTACCCGAGTAATAAATCCTCAAGCAGAGATGACAAGGTTAAAACTAGAAACTCCTCATATAAATAAAACTCTCCAAAAGAAAAATGCTGCTCAAAGGAAAGTTGTAGAATCTCAATACAGAGCTTATAAGAAAGGTAATACTACCAGTAAACAGTTTAATAGAAATGTAGCTGCATCTAAGGATACCACTAAAGATAAATGGGCTAGAAATATATACTCCAAACTAGATCCACAGGATCGTATAGACTTATCTTCAAGTGTTGCTCGGGAATGGAGAAAATCTCATAATAGGAATACTATACTTAAATTGGTAAGAGGTTATTTTGGTTATGGTAAACATACTATAGTTACTCAATATTGGAAAGAGCAATGGGTAGATCCTACTACCTATACAGGTAATAATACTTTTCAAGGCCATGCTATTAACTTAAGTTCCGATGATACCACTGGTACTAGAAGTGAATATAATATAAACTTAGCCAACACCTCTATAGCTCGTATGAGACAGGATCCTCATATTAAAGTATTAAGTAGTTTAACTGTTTCTAATCCAGATGATCCTACTAAAACTTTTAGTAGGCATTATAGACATTATCGGGTAAAAGTTTTTAGATTAGCCTATGGTAGAGGTCAGGTAGATTCTTCACAAATAGTAACTGACTGGCTTATAAGGTTAGTTTCTCCTACGGCTACTAATAATACTTCTCAGGGTATTTCAGGTAGTAACGGAGGAGATTTGGATATTAGTAACTATACTCCCGGGTTGTTAGGTAATTCCGGTAGAAGTGTAACTGAAAAGAAATTAGTAGTTAACCTTAGAGTAATAGGTAGACCTTCACTAGAATCATCTCAGATAATACACATTGAAAACGTAGGTAAGAAATGGTCAGGAGATTATTATATAAAATCATGTTCACATGATATGTCTGTAGATATGGGGTATACCTGTACCTTAGAACTAAATAAGAATGGTGAAAAAGCCGAGATAGAATCTACTACCACTAAATTATCTACCGATAAAGTAGTAAAGGATATTGCTTCTACTAATGATAACTCTAGGAATAGTTCTCGTACTACACATAAGGCTATTTCTTCAAATAAGGAGGATAAATCCTATAAGAGGGAATATTATTCTACTAGTAAGGTAATTGTTTCTAAACCTAAATCACCTTATAAAACAAAGAAAGCTAATGATAAACGTTAAAGAACTATTAATGGAAAGAGGTATAGAATCTCTTGGTAGATTCTATTCTATTTATCGAGGTATGGTTGTGGATAATAATGACCCTAATCATATGAACAGTTTACAAGTGGCTATACCAGAAATACAAGGGGGTATTATTGTATGGGCTTTACCATTGGGTCAACATGGAGGATTAAAAACTGGGTTTAAATACTTAGCTCCAGAAATAGGAGATACTGTATATATAATGTTTGAATATGGTAATCCTTCTAAACCCCTATGGACTTATCATGGTTTTGGCCTAGAACAGATTCCTGAAGAGTTGGATGATCCTAACAAAATGGGTATCATAACTCCTAATGGTAATCTAGTAATCCTGGATGAAACTTCTGGTGAACTCAATATATTTACCGAAGGTAATATAACTATAAAATCCAACAAAGTAATCCAATTTCAAGATGGGGCTAATGAGGGATTAATAAAGATAAAAGAATTAACCAACAAACTTAATCAAACTATATCAGAGCTTGAGGCTTTAAGATCAACCTTTAATGCTCATACTCATTCAGGAGTTCAGAGTGGAGGAAGTACTTCTGCTGTACCAATACAACAGATTACTAAAAGCTTTAGTAAGTATGATAAAAATGATTATGAAGATAAAAACTGTATTCACTAATGGAAGATAATTTATATGAAAAGATTGTAGGTAATGGTATGGTATACCCTATAGTACTTGGGACTAATTCAGAACATAAAACTGGATGGTACCCAGTTATAGGAGATACTAAACTTATTACAGATAATATTAATGCTTTACTCCAGTATACTATTGGAGAAAGATTTAGGCAAGAAGATTTTGGTACAAGGCTTTGGGAATGTATAGAGGAACCTAATACTCAGGCTCAGGCTTTTTTAATTAATACTTTCTTAAAAGAAGCTATTAGCTTATATGAAGATAGAATTAATTATAAAGAATCAATAATCTCTAGAAGTGGAAATAAATTACACATAGAGATGCACTATACTCTTAAGCAAAGCAATGAGGAAAAATCTTTAAGTATAACATATGATAACTTAACAAATTATTTATCATGAGTAGTATAACAAACCCTTGGTTAGGAACTTATCAAAGATCCTACCAACAAATCAAAAGTAAGTTAATAGAAGGTTTATCTAATATTAAGGATGATAAGGGTAAACAGTTAATAACTGATACCTCAGATGGTAATATACTTATTATAGTTATATCCATGTTTGCAGCTATTGCTGAGGTATTACATTTCTATATAGATAATGCTGGTAGAGAATCATTTCTACCTACTGCTAGAAAGTATTCTTCGGTACTTAAGCATGGGCAATTAGTAGATTACCATGCTAGAGCTGCTATTGCTGCAACTGTAGATGTTACTTTGGTTAGACCTTTGAATAGTTCTAGTAAAGGTAAGGTAATTAGTATACCACAAGGTACAGAATTTAAAGATAAAGCAGGTAATACTTGGTTAAGTGCTAGAAATGTAACTTGGAATACTAATGTATCTACTTGTAAGGTACCTTTGATACAACATACTCCTTATGAATTTGAAAACCTTCACGGTGTACAAATACCAGGTGGAGACCAGGTTCAAATCTCTTTAGGAACTTTAACCGAAGGTTTATACGAAGAGGGGACTATGTCTTTAGAAATAGGGTCAGAGACTTGGGTATTAGTAAAAACTTTTGCTTACTCTAAACCTACAGATAGGCATTTTATAGTTCAGAATACAGAGGATGATATACCTGTTATTATATTTGGTAATGGTAGATTTGGTATGAAACCTCCCTTTGGTTCTACTATTACTGGGGTAAGTTGTTATATTACTAATGGTAGTAAAGGTAATATACCCGCAGGTAATATAGTTGAAGTACCTTCGATTATTTCTCAAGCTGTATCTGATGCTACTATTAGTAATATTAATGCTGCTGGAGGAGGATCTGATTATGAAGATTTTAATATGTTGAAAGAACATATACCTCTATCAGTAAAAACCTTAGGTGTAGCTGTAACCAAACAGGATTTCATAGACTATGCTATGCAGATTGATGGTGTAAATAAAGCTAAGTTAGAGTATGAATGTGGTAGAAAGATGACTTTGTATATTTCTCCTGATAATGCTGCTGTAGCTTCTTCTGAACTTTGTAATAGAGTATTGAATCACCTAAATAGATTTGCTCCTCTTACTACTTGGCTTAAAGTAAAGTCTGCAGGTAAAGCTAAGATTATCCTGGAGATGGATGTAACTGGTAAGGCTTCTTTTAAGAGTGATGATATAAAGGATCAAGTATTACAAGCTTTATATGATAGATATTCTCCAGATGTTTCACAGATTGGAGGTTCAGTAAGAATATCAGACATATATTCTTTGATAGATAATTTATCAATGGTAGATTATTTACATATTACTAAGTTCTATATTATACCTTGGCCTAAAACTATTGTAGGTACAAAGGATTTGGAATTCAGTACTTACTCATTAAATAAAGCTTCTGGGAGTACTTCTTATTATATATATTTCCAGGACAACACCAAGTATACTATTAGATCTATTACTGGAGGTTTTGTAAAAACAGATATACCTATTACAGCCACAACTATTAATGATAATAAGAATGGTAATATCTTCTCATTATCCTTTGTGGATAATCAATATGATAAAGGCTCTAAATATCAATTCACTATTTCAGAACCTAATTTAGATTACAATGATCCTGGATATAATATTCCAGTGTTTGAAGAAGCTAGTCAATTAGTATTAACCGTTAATGAAGTTATTTAGTTATGTTAAATTTAAGAAAACTTATAGACCTGCTCCCTTACTATTATAAGGGGGCAGATACTTATAAAAATAAAGATGGTAAGGGTATTTTTGAAAGATATCTTGAGATCTTTGGTAACTATTTCGAGGACTCTATAGTAGAGGACACTTCTACTATTACTGATATTATCGATATAGAAAATTGTGACGAGATATATTTGAACCATCTATGGGAATTCTTGGGACAAATGCCTTTTGCTCAGGGTCCACAGGTGGATATAGAAAAATGGAAAGTTTATTTCAATGGTTTTTTCAATTTAAAAGATAAAAGTAATTGGAAAGAAGCTTGTACTATACATACAAATTCTTCTACTGACTTTAATCAGGATTCAGATACTATAAGGGCCTTAATAAAGTATTCAATCTCTTTATTTAAGATAAGGGGTACTAAGCAATTCTTCGAAATACTATTTAGAATTTATGGTTTGAGCTGTGAAATAAGAGAACCTATTTTGGAAGTATTTGGAGATATTGATGAGCCGCTAGATTATGCGGGTAAAGATGCAGACTATGCTGGTAAAGACTCTAAAGAACATGGAGATTCTCAAGATTATGCAGGTAGAGGTAATGATATGTATATAAGTCGATATAGTGAATCTAAGTTTGATGTAGAGGATTCTATATTAGATTCTTATACTTTAGATAGATTTACTACTTGTACAAGATGTGTAACTATTCCTGTAAAAATTACAGGTCATAATTATACTAGTATTAGTAATGAATTTAATAGTTTTAAAGTAGCTTGTGAGAATATTTTTGATAGATTCTTACCTTTTAATGTAAAGGCCGATATAGATTATGGATTTGTTATACCACAAAGCTATACTATATCACTTTCACTATGGGATGGTACTAAATGGGTTTTCTTGAGAAATAGTAAAGGAGTTAGGAACCCATTTACCCAAAATCAACTATATATTCAGGATGGTATTAGAACTAACTTGAGAATAAAAGTGAATATAATAAGATCTTATGATAACCGGTCTGATTTAAAGTTCTTGGTAGGTTCTAAGGTGAATGGTGAAGGAGTTTATGGAGAAACTGAACGTACTTCTGGGTATATAATTAATATTCGTAGAGCAGCTACTTATCTAATAAAGAGCGTTAATACTAATTCAAATGGTACTAGTACTAAGATTAGTATACTGGTTACTAGAAAATCATCCATTAAGTATTACAATATAGGTTATACAGCTGATACTTTAAATATAGATAAAGATCATCCCTCTATAACAATAGAGCTTACTGGAACAGTATCTTTTAATGGGGTTATATATCCTGTAAATATACGAAGAGTGGACACGGGTGAGATCCTAAAAAAGAAGTCAGAAGATCCCGAAGATAAAGGTAAATTCTTATTTACTACTAATGTTGAAGGTACATATATTTTCTCACTAGTAGATTACCCAATAAGAAAACTATATATTACTATTACTAAGGATCCTGAAATTTTAGAAGTAACTACAAACCCTGCTAAGGCCACTCTACTTCAAAAGAATGATACTGTTAAAACTATATTAAGTATACAAGGTTCATATCATCAGAAGAATGTCTTAGCTTTACAAGCTAGAACTAGTTATGGTAAAATCCTTACCATAACTGAACTAGAATCTTTATTTGTTACTACTCCCGATTATTCTATTCCTGAAAATAAGATATTAACTCATGATTATGCCATGGCTTCTATACCATTACGGTTAGATGAATCAAGCCCTTCACGGAATATTACTGAAGTAAGGTTTTGTTGTATAAAGAACATTATCAGAGATACCACTCAGTGGTTAAATATTAGAAAATACACCTCTAATAGAGAACCTATTACTGGTAAGATAGAAACTATTAACGAGTTTACTAATATTTTACCAAATATATCTTTGTATGACGGTTATATAAATGAAGAAGGAGAAATAATAAATGATCCAAATTGGCAACATTCTGATTGGATTGATGTATCTAAATATGCTAGTGGTGATTCCCATACGGGTCCAATTAGTAGATTGGAGGCTTGGTTAGTATGTTCTCCTTTATTATGCTATGAGATAAATAATAGGGAAACATTATATAATTGTGGAGAATCATTTATCACTAATAGAGCTGGTTATTTTGTATTTAAAGCTGAGGGTGATACTGGAAATGGTACACAAGCTTCTTTTGTAGTATCTAATAAAATAACTCCTGGAGTATATTACTATTTGGAATTAAATCCTACTACTAGTTTAATATATCCTTACAATGGAGATTCTGTTAATATATTAGTCATTATAAGTACGAATCTAGAATATAACAAGGGTCTTCAATTAGATAATAGTATTGGTTTAAGTTTTGGTTTTATATTAGATAAACTTAATGATAATACTGGTGAATGGGAAGAGCAATCTCAAATTACTTCTAATGACCCTAAATGGGTAGTTATAGATTATTCAGTATATACTAAACGATACTCTTTGACCTTAAATAAAGGTAAAGAAGGTCTTGGTAATTTTAGAATTAGATCAGTAGAAGATAATACTTTTACACCAAAAAGGTTTACAGTATCAAACTATATAGATCCTGAAGAAGGTTATCTATATTTTAAACCAGTAAACCCATTAGATTCAGGTTGGATATTACCTAAAAATTGGAGTACTGCTTCAGTTACTGATGATTCTAATTCTCCTGCTAGAGCTAAGTATGATTTACTTAAAGGTACACCTCAATTTAAACTTAAAGTTTTAAATAGTACAGAAGAGTTAAATAATATAGCTTTATATAGAGTAGAAAATGGAACTGAAAACCTACTTAGTTATTATAAGCTTGAAGATATAGTATCTAATATTAACTTAGAAGGTACATATAGATTCAAAGTAAAAGAAGATAACCCTGATATTATTAATTATGCTGAGATAATCTTGATTAAAAATACAATTTTTAAGATTACTTGTACACCACAAGTCTCTGTACTTAGTGATGGCTATGCTACTACTAGTGTAGTTGGTACTTGTAATGATCCTAATGTAAATCCTAGAAAGCTTCAAGTAAAAAGAGTGGGAGATACTGTTTGGCATGATTCACCCTATCAATTTATTGGGCATACTACTGGTACATATAATTTTACTATTAGAGGTAATGAAACTGGAGAAGAGCCTACAGCTTCTTTCCAAATTATAATGGCAGTGGAAAACCCTCCTAATTCCTAATGGGAATTAGGAGATAGTTTTTCTCAAGCTTTAGAAATTATTACTAGTAGTGAAAATTCTTGGGAAGTAACAATATAGGATTCTTAAATATTGGTAATATGAAAAAAGAAACAAAAATATATAAAGTAATGAACACACCATTTTCACTTACATTTAAATCAGCTATGGTATCTTTCCTTGCTGAATGGTATGGTTTTATTTGGGATCTTCGATGGATGATAGTATTTGGTATCTTCCTGGTAATCGGAGATCTCTGGTTTGGTATATCCGAGAGTAAATACAAAAAGAGAAAAATAGTATGGTCAGACGCTAGAAGTAAGACACTTATAAAGGGTGTAGATTACTTATGCTACATTACTATTGGTATAGCCTTAGGTAAAGCTATTGCTCAGCCTTATGGTTTAGATCCTTTGATAGTAGCCACTACTATGCTTTTGATTTGTTATATGTTTGAATTAAATAGTATATATAAACATATATGTACTCTTCATGATGTAAATCCTAAATATGATCTTTGGGATTTCCTGTTAATGATAATAACCTTTAAATTCAAGAAGTTCTTTGTAGAGTTTATGAATATACTTAATCAGATTAAGTCTATTAGAGAATCTAGAAAATCCTAAATACTTGAAATAAAATGAATAAAACGTATTTTAATTTTGAACAACAAATGGCCTCTAAAGATTTAGTAGAGGCCATTTCTATACCTCATGGTATAGGTCCATTCTGTGGTTTTGGAGGTCATAGATTATCTCCTGAAGGTACTAATATAATACTTACTTCAGAACCAGGTAGTGGTAGTAATGTAGCGGCTGATGGACCTTTTTATAATTTATTATACAATTCCATACATGATAGAATAAAGGCTAGAAATATTTACAAAGGTTCAGAGGATCCTGCTACTAATTTTGGATGTATATCCCGAGATGGTTATATTTGGACAAGTTCTGAAGAAACTATAGAGATACCAATAGAGGGTTCTCAAGGAGTAAGCCCTGATATTATCGTAGTAGCTGTACATGCTCCATTGGGGGAGGCTGTAGAAAATCCAGTAGAGTTTAGGGCATTCTGGTCTCAATCAAGTAATGGATTTTACGATTTATATCGTAGATCTATTGACCCAGGTTATCCTAAAACTAATGTCAACAGGGATTTAAATGTAATGGATGAAAATGACCCTTATATGAATTCATCTCTTACTTTTGATAATTTAGAAACTACTCTAATAGGAGCTTTACCCTCTGGAGTTTGGAGTCCTGATACTATGTGCATTATTGGAGTATATGGATCTGGTAATAATGCTTTGAATGATGGAGCCATAGAAAATTATAGGATTATACCCTATGAATCTAAATTTCCTATGGTATTAAATCATACTACAGCTGAAAGAGGTTTGATAAGGTCTGCATTAGAAAGGTTACTAACTCTTACTTCTGGAGTACCAAGTAATTATAATAATATTATAGATTACCTAATAAATACTATAAAAGGTGGTGGCTCTAATACTGTTATTAATAATACTACTTCGGCATTGCCAAAAGGTAGTATTATAATGTGGTATGGTTCTCAAAAAACTGTTCCAGCTGGTTGGGAATTATGTGATGGTGGAGTATCAGTAAATGATCCTACTCTTACTAAGCCAAATTTAATGGGTAGAGTTCCAGTAGGTTTAAGTACAATTCAGGGAGATTATTCTAACGTAGCTAGCTTAGGTGGTAATGATTCAATAACTATCAGGGAAGATCAAATGCCTAGACATAGGCACCGTATAGCATTAGGACAAGCTAAATGGGGAGATAATGCTAATGAGAGAAACTTTATTAAGTTTGGTGGAAATGATGGAAATGGTAATTATCAGGATAATCCTGACTGGAGAGGTAAAAACTATACAGACTATGTAGGAGGAGATGTTACTGGAAAAACTAATCCTATTGATATACGACAAAGTTATTGTGTAGTAGCTTTTATTATAAAGACTGTAGATTAAATTAAAAAGAGCAGAAAGAGAAATACTTTACTGCTCTTTTTATGTGTGTTTAGAAATGTAGTTCTTTCTTAGCTCGTTCTTCCCAATATTGAATGTCTTCTCTTAATTCAGTAAAAAATCTAACCGAATTACGATTCTTAGGTAAATCAAAGAAATCTACCAATAATAAATTAGTAATACGTTGACCATCCTTAATCCTTTCTCTTATATAAGGAGGTGGAGTCATCAAAACTTCAAATACTAACAAAGCATCAGGAGAAAGGTGTTTATTCATATAATCATATACCATTTGAAGCATTTCTGATTTAGCTTTTTGAGCATCTGAATCATCTTCTAATTCCTTTGAATTATCAAATAATTCTTCAAAGGATGCCATCCCTTTATTTATTTCAGCTTGTTCTCCATAAGCAGATCTAAGAAGTTTATTCTTAAAAGTGGTTAAACTTCTAATAATATCTGCTTTAAGATGTTCATTATCAACTTCTCCATAATATCTATTAAATACATATATCATTTTATCCCAAAAGTAGGACTCAATAATATCTGGAGTAACATTAAATCTTTTATAATCTATTTGTTTAACTAGATTACGGATAATGGGTTTACAGGTTTTATATAGCCTATTAAAGAGCTTTTGATCATAGTCTTTTTGCATAGGTCTTAATCTATGTAGCTCTGAACCTTGTGGGTGATCTTTGTGTATCATATTATAAATTTTATTTGCAAATATACTAAAAATATTTTATATAATATAAGAATATCTATAAAAATTTATAATGGGCTGAGGATCTAATAGAAAGATACTAAGATTGAGAAGTTGACTTTATTGATCTAGCTAACTGGAGACTCTTTGGACTATCTTAGTTCATATAATCTTACAAATAATTAATTATTGCAATAATGAAAAAAGAAAAAATTAAATTTTCGTTCACCACCGATTTTCAGTTGGAAATCCTGAGATATATAATCCAGGATAAAGAGGGTGGTTTAATGCTTGCTCGAATAAAACCCAGTTATTTAGTTTTAATAGAGCATTCATTAATTGCCGAGGGGTTGCATAAGTATTATAAGAAGCATCACAAGATACCTTCGGAGAATATTCTTAAACAAGTAATTAAAGAATTACTAGAAGGTAAAGAATATGTAGATTTAGTAACTAAGGATGATATACCCAATATCAAAAAGGTTATCCATAACTTATATGAATACCCCCTAAAAGATCATGACTATATTCAAAGTAAGATATATCAATTTTCTACTTATGTGGAAATGAAGAATCTTAATGACAGCTTTGATCTTGATGATTTTAATCAGTATGAAGAATATTCCCATAAAATAGATAAGATTCTCCAAAGATCAAAACCTAAAAAAGAAGATGAACCTATATATTTAATTAAGGATGTGACTGAAAGACAATTTCTTCGTCAATCAGATCCTGAAGTAATACCTTCACCTTATTGGCAATTAAATGAGTTGACTAATGCTGGAGGTTTCCCTCCAGCTTCAGTATGCGTACTTCTAGATAAACCTAAAGCAAAGAAGACTTTCTTTTTAGTAAACTTGGCAAGAGGTTATTTAAGAATGAAGAAATCGGTTTTATATATTGATACTGAGAATGGTAAAAATCAAATTATGGATCGATTTATCCAAGGTTCTCTTAATAAAACTAAGAAAGAGTTATATTCAGGAGAGTATGATAAACTCGAAAGAAAACATCTTAGAAAATTATCCAGGTTTGGGGTTGAGTTAGTAATTGATAGAGTCCCTGCTATGGTTACAGATATGAATTATGTAGAAAACTTAATCATTAAACTTAGGTCTCAAGGTATAGATATTAAGGTAGTAGTAATTGATTACCTTGCAAAAATGGCTTCAATTGCTAAGGATGAAGATGATTATAACCGAGTAGGTAATGCTTATATAGATGCTCAAAACATGGCAGAGAAATTACACTTGGACGTTGTATGGACTGCTAACCATATTAAAAGAGATGGTTATAAACATCGTAAAACTAGATATGAGGAGAATGATATTGCTACTTGCGTAGATATTGTCCGTAATGCTGTTGCAATATTTGGTTTAAATGCTACAGAACAAGAAGAACAAGATAATATTCAACGGTTAGAGTTAGTAGTTCAAAGAGATGGTAAACCTTCTGGTAGAGCTTTATTCCATGTAGATGTTGATAGACAGAGAGCTCAGGAATTTACTAAAGCTCAAAGGAAAGAATATGATGATATCTATGGAGAACAATTAGAAAAATCTTTAAATAAACCTGAATCAGACAAATCTGAGAAACTTAATAGAAATGGAGACATATAATGAAATTAAGTGAAGATATAAAACAATTAATCTGTGGAGTTTATACTCCAAGGAGATTTTACTTAACTTATAGAAGGTATAATAAGCTTAGTAAAAAAGAAAAAGCTGATTTTGATAGATACAAAAATAAATATTCTCCCAGGGAATGGAGAGGGGCTTTTATTATAATGTATTATTTAAAAGTACCTTTTCATCATAGGTTATTTAGAATAGTATCTAGGTTATATGATATACCTAATACTGAATTCATGAAAAAATACCGTACAGTTAATAGAAAAGATATAATCATAATACCTCAGTTTAAAAATAAATATTATCGGAAGGAATTTGAATTCCAAGGGTTTGTACCTATAGAACAAATAAAGAAAAGTAAAAGGTATACTTACTTAGAATCTTTTCCTTTAGATGGTAAGGTATATGTATTAAATAAAAAATTAGAGCAACCCAAATTACATCATAAACTCCATAGATATTCTGTATGGGATATTCAATCTAAATATGGTGTACCTGGAGTAACTAGATTAAATTTTAATGAATAGTATGGAAGTAAGGTATAATAATTATATAAAGATTGATAATAAATCTTCTCATAGGCTTAAGTTTTCTCCAGATTTTAATATAAATCACGAAGTTGACTTAAAACCATATAGGTTATGTATCGGTAGGAAAGATCTAAAAGGTGGAGGTAATTTTACAGAAATATCCTTAACTTTTGATGATATGAAAGCTTTACGTAAAGAGTTAAGAAAAATGATACGTCATGAAAGTAACAAATGAATTTAAAGGTAAGGTTAAAACTTACTTAGTAAAACGTTTGGGAGCTTTTGAATATAAACATGGTTGGTTAAGAGTTCCTGTATGCCCTTATTGTCATAGGGAGAATAAAATGGGTGTTAATCTTTCTATGTGGAGAACTAATTGTTTTAGATGTGGTGAGCATCCTTCTCCTACTCAAATGATTATGGATATTGAGAGTTTAGATAATTATGGAGAACTTATAAAATTATTAAACAATGGAGAATTTACAGAACTGGAGTTTAGAGATGAGAAAGTTGAGCTGGCCGAGAAGAAACCAGTATATCTCCCGGAGGGTTTTAGGAACATCATCATTGGAAAATCAACCGTGGCTAAAGCCATGCAAAACTACGTTAAACGTAGAGGATTTGATATCAAAACCTTATCTAAAATTGGCGTCGGATATTGCACCACTGGGTCTCTATTCGGCTATCTTATCATACCCTTTTTCTATAACGGGGAACTCAGATACTATAATGCTAGACAAGTTATCGGAAGTGGCCCTCGTTACAACAACCCATCCAAAGATATTACTGGATGTGGTAAAGAATTTCTCATCTTTAACTATGATGCGCTCTTCATGTATCGCTCGGTATTTATATGTGAAGGAGCAATCAATGCTCTTACGCTTGGAGAAAGGGGTATTGCTCTCATGGGTAAAGCATTTTCCAGATACCAAGTAAATCAAATAATAAAATCATCTTGTGAACATGTAATTATACTTCTTGATCCAGATGCTAAAGAGTATGCTATTAAATTAGCTTTAGAATTAGTACATTTCAAAAAGGTAAAGGTAGTATTTTTACCAGAGGAAAAGGATGTAAATGATTTAGGAAAATCCGAAACTCTGAAGTTAGTCTATCAGACTAGATATATGCAATATAAAGACTTAATCAAATTAAAGAATTCATTATGAAAAGAGATCCAAGTATTCATATTACCCTTGAAACTTTTAAGGATATTTTGGAAGAATTAGAGATAGAGAATTTCCCTTTATCTCATTTTTTCCAAAAGGCTTCTAATAGAGCTATTAATTCTAGAATAGTTATGGTATCTACTGATAAAGTTACTAAAGAAGTTAATAAAGTTTTACTAGCAAGTAAAGGAGATGCTAATTTAGTTGCCGATATTATATATTCTATACGAATTAAATTAAAGCATAGAGGAGTAAGGAAAATAAATCAAACCAATACAAAAGATTGGACCTTATGTAAAAAGTTAGCTGATATATGTAATCATTTTTGTGAAGATTTTAATTATCCTTTAAGAGAGGGCTTTATCAAGTATATAGAGTATGGTATATCCAGATTAAATGATAATAGAAACTTATTAAATAGGTTAATAGCTATGTCTGAAATTATATATTCTTCTTGGGAAGCTAAAATTAGTATAGATAATGATCCTGATAAGGAGTTAACCCAAAAGATACATGATTATTATATTAACATTATAGCTAGTAATACGGGTATAGCAGAAAACTATTATGATCAACCTGATAAGTATATACATTTTGTAAACCTAAAAAACTTCTTAAAAGAAAAAAATTGGGATTATGAAGATTACATTGATTCACAGTTTGAGGCTTTGTCTTTTTGTAACGGTATACCTACCATTGATAGTTTATATTCTGATAAGGCTATTGAAAGATATAATAAATGGTTATATAAACACTCAACTAAGTCAGAAACTCCAAAAATCCAAGGAAGCTTATGGGAAAGAATAAATCAAAAATAAAAGGAAAATTTTGTGGTAATTGTAAGTATTACAATAAAGAGGGTATATGTAAACTCTTAACTTCTATAGATAGGTTTAAAGATAAGGTTTATGTAAACCCTTATAATAGTTGTGGTCATTTTACACGTAAAGATTCTAAAATATATTATCATGGAAGTTAAGATTATTATCGGGAACTGCAATGAATGTTCCTTAGATGTTTCAGCTAAGATTGGTTTGAAACTGTACAATGAGTTTAGTATTAAACACCCTAATGCTTTTTATCTTAGAGGTAGAGTGAAGAATTGGGATGGTATGGTTCATTTTATTAATAAAGGGGCCAAGTTTAAAATTGGTTTGTTACCTTCAGTGGTAAACAAATGTAAAGAATTAGGTTATAAGGTAACCATTAAAGATCATAGACCTCCTTTAGAATTACCTAAAAAACCCGTAACTGCAATAGCTCAATTTAAATTACGAGAGGAGCAAATACAGGCTGTTTCTAGTATTATATATAATAAAGTAGAGAATATACCTTTCCATATTGGAGTTATAGACTACACAGTTAATGCAGGTAAGACTGCGGTAATGGTAGCTTTATACTTGAGTTTTAAAAGAAAGCTTAAAACTTTACTTATTACTAATGATTCTGATTGGTTGAACCAAGCTAAAAGGGAGTTTAAAGACTATTTACCAGATGAGCAAATAACCTTCGTTCAAGGTAGTAAGGTAACTAATTGGTCTAACTTCTCAATAGGTATGATTCAGAGTATTTCTCGTAATATAAAGAAGTACCAGAACGAGTTATCTAAAATAGATATGGTATTGGTAGATGAAGCTGATTTAGGAGGTAGTAAATCTTACCAATCTGTTTTAACTCACTTATATAATACCCGGGTAAGGATTGGTTTATCTGGTACTATTTATATGAGTAAATTAGCTAAGGATAAACTTAAAAATATGAATTTAAGAGCTTTCTTTGGAGATATTATTGCTCAATTTAAATTATCTGAATCTATAAAGAAAGGTTATTCTACCGATACCGTAGTAAAAATGGTAGATGCTAAACCTTGGCTTTATAATTATGAATCTAATAGTTATGAGTATAGTGAAATATATAATGATACAATTACTAATAATCCTTTAGCTCATAAAATTATATTAGATAGATTAAAATATAATATTTCTTATGGTAGACTTCCTGCTCTCATAGTATGCAAGTTCATTAAACATGCTGAGAATATATATAAATATTTAAATAAATTCTTAGATAAGAAATATAATATTGCTGTAGTTCATGTGGAAACTAAAGATAAGGAACGTAGAGATATTATGGAAAGATTTAGGCAAGGTAAGATAGATATATTAGTATCTACTACTATTATTGCTAGAGGTAAAAACTTCCCACTCCTGAGATATATGATTAATGCTGCAGATATGGATTCTCAGGAAAAGAATATTCAATTCCTGGGTCGATTAGTTCGTACTCATGAAGGAAAAGATAAAGTTTATCTTGATGATATACACTATCCAGGTAAGTATTTAAATAGACATGGTAATCATCGTAGGATTTATTATCAGAAACAAAATCTTAAGGTTATAAGATTAAATAATGGTAAGGTAAAAGATAGATCTAGAAGATACATAGATCAACTACCTTTCTAAGTAGGATATCTATACCTTTACATGATTTATTTCTAAACTACTATGATTATATATCTTCATTGCCGGAGGAAATGAAGATGGATCTTACTATAAGAAAAATCTATAAAGAAAAGATAAATCCTATTAGAAGTAAAGAATCAAATACTCTTTCTCTAATAGGATTTTCTATTAGATATTGAATATTAACAAAAATACTAAATATTATGATGACAGTTAAAGATATTCCAGAAAGAGATCTTAAAGCTTTATCAGCTGCTTTCTATGCAACTGAAAATTATAAACGTATGCAAATAGAAGCTGATAATCTCTTTTCAAAAGGTAACTATATTGAAAGTATGAAGCTTAAGAAAAAGATTAGAGATCTTCTTGAATTATGTAAGCAAAAATATGTAGAAGAATATAATAATGCAAAGACTACATTCTCTTTAAGTTCTGCTGGTTTACCTAAAGAAGATCTAGATCATGTTACTACTTTAATAATGACTTTATTTGTATGCTGTGACTTGATTGAATCTTGTCAACAGGATATTCAAAAGACCTTACACAATACAGATACTGCATTATCTTTTGAAATGTTCTTAGGATTAAGAGATCTAGCTAAAGAAGTAAAGAAGAAGATTAATTATCTTCTAAATGATACTAGCTATATGTCTACTAATTATTGGGGAGATGTATGCGATAATATGTATGAGATGATGAAGAATAAGGCTAGAAGTATTATACGTAAAGTAGGTAATCAACCTTCAAAATAATCCTCACTTAGGTTTTAATGGGATTACTATTAGTATATAATAAAATATAGAGTATAAAAATTTTAATAATATTTAACAAATGGCAAAAAGTAAAAAGCAAACATTGCCTGATTTGAGTAAGGTAGATCCTTTAGATGTGATAGATGTTACTCAATTAGGTTCAAATGGAGATCCTTGTTTTGGGAAAGGATATAATCTTTCCACTAAGGAATGTAAACTTTGTGGAGATTCAGAATTATGTGCATTAAAGATGGCTCAAGTTTTAAAGATTACTCGAAAGGAACTTGAGGAAAAGAATCACTATAAAGATCTCGATACATTGGAAGATGTAGAGGGAATTAAGAAATATATGAGGAGCCTTAAACGTAAAGGACTTGACCGTAAAGAGATAGTTTCAAAATGTAATACAAAGTTTGAGGTACCTAAAAAGGATTTGCGAACAATTTTTAAACAATTAAAATAAATTATTATGGAACCAAGTTTTAAGTTTATTAGAGTTCGAGATGTACAGGTACCTACTCGGGCTAATGCAGGAGATGCTGGTATGGATTTCTATGTACCAAATGATCTTACTATAGAAGATATGATTAAAGCTAATAGTAAGAATGATACTTTTGATGATAAAATCCTTGTACATGATAAGGTAAATATAATAACCAAAATAATACTCCCACCTCATTCAAGAATAAGTATTCCTTCTGGTATTAAGGGTATATTAGAACCTAAAGCTAGTATGCTTCAAGCTAATAATAAATCTGGAATATCTTCTAATGGAGGTATTATATTTAGTGCCGAAGTAGTTGATTCAGGTTATCTTGGAGAAATTCATCTAGGGGTTATTAATACTGGTAAATGTCCTTATATTATTGTAGCAGGTGAGAAACTTGTTCAATTTGTACATGTTCCTATTTATCTTAGTAAACCTGAAGAGATTATGGATAGTGAATTTATGAAACTAAAAGCAAAAAAAGAACTTGAATCTGGAAGAGGAGAAGCTGGAATGGGTTCTGGAAAGGAGACTTTATAATATGGACATACGTGACATCCGTGAACAAGCTCCTTTAGTTGATGATAAACAATTAGAGGAGATTTATAACCTTCAAAAGAACTTAATGGAAGGTTATATTGGAAAGATTGAAAAAGATCTTCCTATGTACCCTATAGATGTTAACTCTCGAAAGGGTCAAGCAGTACTTAAGGATATGTCTGCTAGAGTAATAGAGGAGATTGGAGAAGGTTATGAATCAACTACTTATGCTCTTCAGTTAATGGATAAGTATGGTTTTAATAAATCTCTTATGACTGATGAAGATCATACTATGTTATTGAACCATCTTCAGAATTCTAATGAGGAACAAGCAGATGCTATTGCTTTCTTTGTAGAATTGATGTTATATTGTAATATACTACCTGAAGATATTTATAGGTATGTAGAAAATGTAGTATTTAAGAAATATAAACCTACTCAGGGATTCTATTGGAATATGCAATCTCTTATGGAGGTAGGTTTAGCAATCCTTCAAGAGAGATTTGTAGATTTAACCAGTGGATTATATAGAGTAATAGAAGATGAAGACTTTGATACTCAGGAAGAGGCTGATCATGTATTTAGTTATATTCCAGGTTATAACTGCATAAGTTGGGGTTTCCATGATAATGAAGCTAAATTAGCTTGGGAGGTAACTTACCATCTTTCAGTAGCTCGTAATTTCCTTAAGAATAAACCCTGGAAACAAACTGGGGTTATGACTGATGAAAGAGCTTTGCAAGAAGAAATAGTATTAGCTTTTATTGAGTATTTAGGTTATCTTAAATATTGTGGATTTACTGCTCAATCCGCTTATGTACTTAGATTTAAGAAACATAAAGTAAATTGCTTCAGACAGAGGAGTCAATATTAGGATAGTAGCCTAAGCTCCATAACTTTTAATAATTAGACTATTGAGTATTATAATATAAATATAAATATAAATATAAATATAAATATAAATATAAATATAAATATAATATGAAAAAGTTTGATAATATAGAAGGTTTTCCTGGTTACTTTATAAGTAAATCTGGGAAATGTTATTCTAGAAAGAATGGAGTATGGCGTAGATTAACAGGAAATACTGTAAAACATAAAGGTAAAGCTTATACTGTAAAACAGTATTTCCTGTTTTATCCTAAAGATTCTGGTTTTTCTAAAAGGGGTAAATTTGGTAGGGCTTCTAGATTAGTGGCTTTAGCTTGGGTTCCTAATCCAAATCCTAAAGAGTATGACACTGTTTGTCATAAAGATAATAATCCTATGAATAATCACTATACTAATTTATACTGGGGTACTCAATCTATGAATATTCAACAGGCCGTTAGAGAAGATAGATTTCCTCAGTGTAAGCGATATGGTAAAGATAATCCCATGTATGGTAAAAAACCTTGGAATACTGGTAAACGGTGGTCTAAAGAAATACGGGATAAAATCTCTAAAGCTAATAAAGGTAGAAAATTATCAGATCAAGCTAAAGCTAATATTAGTAAAGGAGTATTATCTAAAGGTCCATCAAAGATTACCCGTCGTAAACTTAGAAGGATTTTTAGATTAAGGTCTAAAGGTTTACCTCAGGTGTACATCAGTAAAAGAACTCATTTACATCAAACAATGGTTAGTAAAATTTTAAATAAACAGTGTAAATTTCAAAGAAGTCAATATTAATGGGAGGTTGGAATAAAGATATCGGTTTAAAGCTTAATCCAGAGGAGACTATACATCCTCTGGAATTTGCTACTTCACAGGAAGCTTGGGAAAAGTTAAATGAAGCTTTTCTCAGGCTTGATCCTGTGTTATTTGAGAAAGGTGGAGTAGCTAACTCAGGTGTAGCTGCAAGTTATAACGTATTTATCAAGGTTCGAAAAGCTTGGGTAGATCCTAATTTTGATTTTGGTAGGTTATTTAATTATACAGAAGCAAAGTGGACTAGTTTATTAAACAATTATATTGATTTTAATAAGTTAGATCTCTTGAGGAGTAAATTACGCTTCTTAAAAGCAAAATATAATCAAAACTATAATATCAGTTATGTGTTTAATAATAAACATGACAATGGTAAGCAATGTTTATTAGCTGCTACCTTCTCTAAAAGATTCCAGGAGGATGTACCAGTAATTACTATGATACTAAGAGCTTCTGAGATTACTAAGAGATTGATATTTGATTTACTCCTTGTTCAAAGGATGTCTGAATACGTATATGGTCCCGATCAAACTGTACAATTGAATATATTTGCTACTCAAATGTATGGTAATGTTGAAACTTTATTAATGTACCATACTTACAAACCCTTAAAGGTTGTAACTAATGGTGTAAAGAATCCCTGGGTAAAAGTATTAAAGGCAAAATTAAAAGATATTCAAAATAGCCCTGAAGAAAAATACTTCTCTTTCAAAGTATTTTTTAGAAGTTTTAAAGTGCTTCGACCAGATTTATATCAGGATGTCTATAAATCTATGTATGCAAAAGATTGCTTACTCGAATATGATGATATAGAGTATCCTGAAAATTGCATTTCATATTCACAAAGAAAAGCTTATAAACGTAAATTAAAAAATAAGAAGAAATGAGAATTTATGGTAATGCGTATGAGTTGATGTCTGAAACAGGCAGAAACTTAGTAGAGATGGGTCATATTGTAAAACCTAAGACCTATCAAAATAAAAAGATTGAAGGTAATGAAGAAATGATTACCAGAGAGATGATCTGTGAACAGTACTGTTTAACAGAACTTCCAGATCCTGAATGGCTTTTTGTATATACTAAAGCTAAAGATTGGGCTGATAAAGAATTCGAAGAAAGAGTTTCAGGCGTAGTTATTAATCCTGGTGAAGCTTGGAAACTTCGTAAGGATATGTGGGAAGAATTCCTTGTATATAATTTTGTTGATGATGATCCAAGATTCGATTATACTTATCCAGAACGAATTAATCAGAGAGTTAAATATCATGATCAGGTTATGACAAAGCTTGAGGCTATTATCAAACTTTTACAGGAAGATAATGATACTCGTAAGGCTGTCCTTAATATATTTGGAGAATCTCCATCTAATTACTGTGATAGTAATTATTATGATGGTTCTGCTCGTATACCTTGCTCTATGTATTATGATTTCTTAGTAAGAGAAAATGCTAGAGGAGAAAAGGTTCTACATATAGATTATCATCAAAGATCTTCGGATTTTATTCAACATTTTGGAGATGATGTATATCTTGCTTGGAAGTTAATGGAATATGTAGCTGAAAGGATTAATATTAAACCAGGTCATTTGTTCCATACCATTGATTCTCTACATTCTTATAAGAAAGATTGGTGGATGTTGAAAACTTCTATCAATGATATTAAGTAATTAATTGGGTTAATATAGGGAGGAAATTTCCTCCCTATTAATGTTTTAATTGAGTATTATGAGGACAAAATACCGAATTATAAAAACAGAAGAGGAGCTTAATAAGTTAATAAAATGTTGTAAAGAAACTGGTTATGCTTGTATTGACTTTGAGACTAATGCTGAGCCTATTTATAATAAAACCTTTAAACCCACTATACTTTCAGTAACTTTCCAACCTGGTTTTGGTTGTTCTATACCTCTCCAACATCATGAAGCTAAAAATAAAAAGTTTTGTGGTAATGATTGGAACTGGAAGAAGATGTTCTCAAAATTTGGTCATGAAGTAATTGAGAATCCAGATATTGTAAAATGTTCATGGAATGGTAAATTTGACTTTCAGATCTTTGAATTGTACGGTATTTATTTAAGAGGTACTATGATAGATGGTATGCTTGCAAAATATGTTCTCAATGAGGAAAGACCTAATGGTTTGAAGGATATGGTTAAAAGGTATTTACCAGAAGCTGCCGGATATGAAGCTGATAAAGGTTTTGATAAATTACCTTGGGATAAAAAACCTTTGGAGGATCTTTGTAAATATGGTTGTCAAGATACTGACTATACTTTCAGATTATGTATATTTTTTGAATCTAGACTTATTGAATTAGGTTTGTATGATTTATATAGAAATTTAATTATGCCTGCTAGTAGAGTACTCCAAACTTGTGAGGCAAATGGTTTATATATGGATAGAAAGTTTAATAAAGAGTTATTAGAAACATATAAACCTAAAATAGATAAGGCAAGAGAAACCTGTATGAATCTACCTAAAGTTAAAAGGTTTCAGAAATGGTATTCTCAACAGAAAATAAATAAATACATTAAAAGTATACAGGATGAGCTTGATGAATTAGATCCTAATGATCCTAAAGATAAAAGAAAAATAGCTTCAAGGGAACAGAAAATTTCTAATATAGAAGCTGGTATATTTACTACTAAGAAAGAGCAAGAGTTAATAAGACCAGTTAATCTTGGTAGTCCAGTAGATTTACCTATCCTTATGTTTAGTGAGGAAGGTTTTAATATGCCTATTATTAAATATACCGTTGATAAGAAAACAGGTAAAGAATCAAATAAACCAAGTACTGATGAGGAAACTCTTACTGAGTTAAGATTAAAGTTTAAAAATCCAAAATCTCCAAAAGCAATTTTCCTTGATTCATTACTTGAGTTAAGAGGTTTGGAGAAGATGTATAAAACTTATATCCTGGGTTGGTCAGAAAAAGTACAGGATGATGATTGTCTTCATGGTAGATATCTTATACATGGTACTGATAGTGGAAGATTAAGTTCTCAGGAACCAAATATGCAACAGATACCAAAAACTTCGGTAGACCCAAATATTAAGAAGCAATTAGTAGCAAAACCAGGAACCCTTTATTTGGTATGTGACTTCTCTCAGGCTGAGTTAAGAATCATGGCTCATTTATCTGGAGATGAAACTTATCTTAATGCTTTTAATAGTGGTCAAGATCCTCACTTAGCTATTGCTGCTAAGAAATATGGAATTCCTTATGAAGAAGCTTATAAGATATATGATGATGAGAATCATCCAGATCATGGTATTTGGAAAGTTAGAAGAAAACAGGCTAAGCAAATTGCTTTCGGTTTGATTTATGGAATTGGAGCTAAGTTGTTAGCTGTAAAACTTTCAGATCCAAAATCTGGTTTAATTGTAACGCCAGAAGAAGCTCAAAAGGAAATGGATATATTCTTTAAGCAACATCCTAAGCTTAAGACTTTTAAAGCAAAACAGGAAAAGTTCTTAAAGAAATATGGTTATCTTAAATCTTTGTTTGGTAGAAAGAGAAGATTACCTCAAATTTATAGTGATAATAAACAAGAACAAGCTTATGCTATACGATTAGCTTTAAATTTCCCATGTCAATCAGCTGCATCAGATATGACTTTGTTTGGTAGTATATTAATATATTACATGATGAGACAAGGTAAACTACCAATGATGCAAGAAGTAGCTACGGTGCATGATGCAACCTATAATAATACTGATCCAAATTATATTAATATCTGGACTGTATATACTATGTGGAAAATATTTAGTAACCCAAGTACAAAGAATTTCTTTGGTTTTCAGATTAGCGATGTAACTATGGATATGGATTATACCATAGGTAGAACTATGGCTGAGGAATTACCATTTATTCCTGGTTATGATTATAATAAAATGTTACAACCAGACTTTTCAGTAGAAGAGTATATGGAAGAACATAAGAAATATAAGGGTATATCTATAGCTGATTTCCCTAAGTTATATAAAAAAGAAATGAAAGCTTATGAGGAATCTTGGATTAAATATAAGGATTTTAAACATGTAAAGAAATGCGGAATTTTGTAACAGGTAATATACCTGACTTTCCCGAGTATTATATTACTAAAAATGGCAAACTATATTCCAAATGGTCTGGTATATGGAAATTAAAATCCCTTAGTAGGATTAAAAATAATGGTTATGTTATACAAACCTTACATAATAAAGCTGGTTTAAAGAAAACTTTTGGTATACATCAGTTAGTGGCTTTGGTTTATATACCCAATCCAAATCATAAAACTTGCGTATGTCATAAGGATAATATAAGAACTCATAATCATTATAAAAACCTATATTGGGGTACTAATAAAGAGAATAGTAATCAAATGGTCGTTGATGGTAGGCATTATATACCTCCAAATAAACTAACCGATGCAGATATTAGGAATCTATATAAAGATAGGATTTCTGGTATGTATATCAAAGATTTAGTTATTAAATATGGTATAAGTAGAATGACCACATATAAATATTTAAAGCAATATGAAAAAGATTCTAAGAAAAACCTTTTCAAAGTATAGGTCTAAATGTCCTTACTGTGATTGTGAGTTTGAATATGAGTCAGATGATATATTTTATGGTGAGGTTCTTGGTGGAGCAGCAGTATCATGTCCAAATTGCCATAATATATTAAATCATAGGGATAGTTTAAAGTCTAATATAATCACTGAACAATTATGAAAGTAGATATTAATAAATTAAAGGTAAAGTTTCAAGGTAAAGATCTTGAAATAGACCTGAATAAAGAATTATCCATAAATGAGGATATTATCAATTCTCAGTTAATGGATTCTCCTACTAGTTATTATGTATTATCTTCATTGAAAGATAAATATATAAAAGAAAGAAATGCTCTAGCAAGAGAGAAAGAAGTTGCTTATTCTGAACTTTGGGTTTATTTTAAAGATTCAAACGAAAAATGGAATAATGACTATGTAACTAATAAAGTTTTATCTTCTAAGAAATATTGTTCAATATGTGAAAGATATATGAAAGCTGAAGCAAAAGCTAATCAGTTTATCTCTTTATGTAGAGCTTATGAAACTCGAACTGATATATTAAGGACTATTAATGCCAATCTTAGAAGAGGTTAGTGATAACTATTATAATATATAACTTAATTTAAAATTAGTAAAGATATGTATTTCAATCAAGTTTTCATCTCAGCTTCTGTAGCTGAAAAGATTAAGCAAGTTTTAAAATCTAAAGGTTGTCCTACTGAGAATAGGATTTTAATTCTCAGTCCTAAAGATCAGGAAATTAAACAAGGTAATATAATTATTCCTGGTCAAGTTAAAGATGGTATTCCCCGTAAGGGAGTAGTTATTATGTCTGGTAATATAGATGAACGGTATCAGTCTTATGAAAGAGATCATTTGGTAGATACTGGTAGAATTCTTACTTATGGTCTTTATGCTGGTAAAGAAATTGATTTTCCTACCAGTATATTTAAAGAAGCTGGTATAGAACTAGACCTCGACCAAAATAAATTCACAGTACTAGATATTAATGAAATCATTTATTCAGAAATTAATCAATTATAATTATGGCAATAGATAAAAAGAAAAAGAAGGTTTCTACTAGTGGTAATTCTACTAGAGAAAAAATGCTTGCTCGTAAAAAGCAATTAGAATCTAAGGGTTCTGGTAATGGTTTGGTATTTCCTAAAGAGGGTACTATTCGAATTAGAATTAAATCTCCTGGAGATGATAAAGAGTTAGGTATGGAGGTAATCCAGTTCTATATTCCGGGTGTTGGAGGAGTTATATCTCCTGCTACTTTTGATGAACCTTGTCCTTTTATGGAAAAATATGAGGAGCTCAAAAATTCTAAGGATGAAGATGATAAGGAATTAGCAAAGAAACTTATACCTCGTAAACGATATGTAATAGGTGGAGTAATCTATGAAGATGATAAAGGTACTAAGGTTGCTTATGATGGTCAGAACAGGGGAGTTCTTATAGCTGGCTCTGTTTATCAAGATATTATTGACCTATATCTTGATGAAGATGAAGCTGGTGATATGACTGATCCAGTTACGGGTTATGATGTAAAGATAACTAGAACAGGTTCTGGTAAATTTGATACAACTTATTCTGTTCGTCAATGTAAACCTTCTAAGCTTGATAAAAAGTATCGTTCTGAATTGGATCTAGAGAATATCGTCCGTAATCAGATTAAATCCTATGATGAACTGGAGGAAGAACTTAATAAATTCTTAAATGAAAGTCCAGTGGATGATGTGGATGAGGATGAAGCTCCTAAGAAAAAGAAAAAGGTATCTTCTGGGGATAAACCAAAGAAAAAGAAGAAATACCATTCTGATATTTGATTTTGAATTTAAGTTATTAACACAAGGAGGTATTCAGAAATGGGTATCTCCTTTTTACTTATTATAATAATATAAATATGGCAAAGAAATCTAAGGTTGGTTTAAAGGTACCAACTAGAAATGAACTTTTAAGAAAGTATGGAGAATCTATCAAATTAGCTTCAGAAACTAAAGAATCTAAATTATGGTTACCTTCTACTTTCTTTGCATTAAATTATCAGTGGGGAGGAGGAATACCATTTGGTAAATCAGTAGAAGTAGCTGGTGAGGAATCTTCTGGTAAATCTCTTATAGCTTATAATTTTGCATACGCTACTCAACAACTTGGTGGTCATGTTATTTGGGTTGATGCAGAACAATCTTGGATGAATTCATGGGCAGAAGCTAATGGAGTTGATCCAGAAAAAGTTACGGTTATTAATGATACTCGTATAGAATATGTTTCTGATGCTGTAGCTGATATAGCTATTTATATAAGATCACAGCTTACTCATAATGAGCCTATACTTCTTGTAGTAGATTCTATTGCTGCTATGGATTGTTCTGATAATATTGACTCTAAAATGGTAGATGGTAAATCAGAGATGGGAGGTAGAGCTAAGGCTTTATACAAATATTTCAGAATTAGAACTGAATTGTTTGTAAAGCTTGGTATAACTCAAATTTATATTAATCAGTTGAGAACTGCTCTTAATGTTGGTTTTGGTAAAGATAATACTACTACTACTGGAGGAGCTGCACTTAAGTTCTATGCTTCTATTAGAGTAGCTTTTTATGCAGGTAGATCTATTACTGTTAAACATAAAGGTAAAGAAAGAAAAGCTGGTAAGTTAGTTACTATCCGATTACTTAAAAATAAGGTTGCTCCTCCAAGACCTACTATTAGTAAGTGTCCTGTATACTTCAACCCAAAGTTTCATGAAGTAGGTTTTGATAGAGTATTTGCTCTAGAGGATACTTTAGTAGAAAATGATATAATTGAGAAGAATGCCGGTGGAACTTATTCTTATAAAGCTCTGTAGAGGAGAAGAAAAATTCCAAAAGTTATTAGAGGAAGATGATGATCTTCGTAGAAAACTTTTACGTAGAGCCGAGATAAATACTATTGGTACAACTAGAAAACAAATAGAAGCTTTGGGAGATGTTAATTATTTTCCAGTAGATGGCGTAGAATATGAATCACAAAAGGATGAGGAGGAAGACTATGAAGAGGAAGAATAAACAAGTTGGAGGTTCACACTATGAATCCTTAAAAATTGAGCCAGTAGAATTATTTGTTAAATGTAATACTAATTGGTTTCAAGGAGAAGTTATAAAATATTGTTCAAGATTTTTAAACAAGAATGGTAAACAAGATCTATTAAAAGCTATTCAAGTATGTGATCTAGCTGATAGTTTAGGATTAAGTATTAGACCTCTATTTTCTATGGAGTTAGATAAGGATTTCCTAAATAGATATATAACTCAGTTTGAGTATAGTGAAGTACTAGGTGATATTATTAATTATTTGTTAGTTGATAATAATTATCTATTAGCTGGAGCAAAGATTGTTGATCTAAAGAATATGTATTATGAGTAAGAAACATATATTGATAGTGGATGGTTGTAATTTGTTACATCAATCTTTCCATAAATTTGAAAAGCTTAAGTCTACTGATGGTAGACCATCTGGGGCTATATTTGGATTTTTTAAATCCTTACATATGTATGTAGATAGGTTTAATCCTGATGGTCTTTATATAACTTTTGATAATGGTCATTCTAAATTTAGGGATGAATTAAATCCTCACTATAAAGGACATAGGAAAAATATTTCTATAGACTATGAATCTTTGCAATTACAAAAGGCAGAGATTATGAAGATCCTAAGGTATCTAAGAATTAATTATATATTTGACAAGCATAAATTATATAATTATGAAGGTGATGATTTCTTAGCATACCTAGTATTAAGGGAATTTAATAAAGATAAGGTAACTATAGTTTCATCAGATAAGGATTTTAATCAATTAATCTCTAAATCTGTAAAGATCTTTAATCCAAGAAAAGAACAATATATTCGAGAAGATAATTGTAAGGACTTATTTGATTATTCTCCAGAAGAGACGGTAGATTATCTTTCATTAGTGGGAGATAAATCTGATGATATCGAGGGTTATCCTGGTATGGGACCTAAGAAAACTAGAGCTTTTCTTGATAAGTATGGTAGTATAAAGTCTTATCTTTCAAATAACCCAGATGAAAAGATGAAGGCTATCTATGAAAAAAATAAGAAGTTAATAGATCTTAGGTGGTATATAAATAATATCCCTTTGAAAAAAGTCCCTATGAAGATCTATAAGGATAAATCTTTAAATCTTAATAAGTTCAGAGATATTTGTATCACCTACTCTTTGGCATCTTTCATGACAAATAATTTTATAAAAGTATTTGAATCTTTAAATTCTAAGTAGTATGAGAATTATGTTATCTGGTCCTAGTGGTATTGGTAAAACCACCTTTATGGATATTATCGGTAGAGATTTTGATCTCGAGAAATATTCTGGTAGTATGTCTGATTTAATATCTTCCACTAAAGAATTAAGTCATAAAGATATGTTATCTAGAGATCCTGAAGTTTTATATAAAGAAGATTATCAGTTGTTAAACTTAAGGAACAAATTATTCAAAGATAAGGTAAAATATATTACAGATAGAAGTTATCTTGATTCTGCAGCTTATTTTCTATATAAGCAAGCTAGCAAAGTTCCTCAATGTGAAGTAGAGCATTTCTTTGAGTTATGTAAAATGTTGCTCAATCAACAATGTGATCTTTTGATATTATTTGACTTTCCAAAATACATGATTAAAGATTGGGTTATGGAAGACAATAACAAAAGGATTATTAATAAATATTTCCAACATCTAATTGCTGAAATGATGAAGGATGTATTAAATATTTGGGGATGTCATCTAGAATATCAAAATGTTTTTCAGCCTAATTTTTGGAATACAGCTAAAACATATGAACAAGGCTTTAGTTTAGGTAAAATTAGTAGTATATATGGAGTAACTAATGTATTAGTTCTCCATGAAGCTAAATTTGAAACAAGACAAGAAATTATTAATAACTATTTATCTGGTAAACTATGTCAGAAGTTATAGCAGTAGCTTTTTCGGATTTACATTTAAATCTTTGGGCTAAATTTAATAAGGATTATAAAAGGACTCAGGATTCTTTCCGAGTCCTTTTTAAGATTATTGCTGAGTGTGAGAAATATAATGTTCCAGCTTTATTTTGTGGGGATTTCTTTCATAAGCCAGAATCTTTAGATCAAGAGTTAGCTTTAATGATGAAGGATTTCTTAGATAAAATTTATCGTAAGCATCCTACATTTAAAATGTTTTGTATTGAGGGTAATCATGACCTTAAATTAGTAAATAATTTAATAGTTGATACTAAATCAAAAACTACTACCAGAGGTTGGTTAAGTGTTTTTGAAAATGATCATCCTATTACAGTGTTATCTCCTAATACTCATCCAGCTTTTATAGGATTAAATTATAAAATTTATGGATTACCTTATATAGATCATAACATAGGTTTAAATAAGTACTTAAAAACCCTAAGATTAGATGAAGGTTTTAAGAATATACTTCTTCTTCATACTGATTATCCTGGAGCTAAAGATACTGATGGTAGAATAGTAGATTCTGCTGAGAATATTAATCTTAATATGTTAAATCGTTTTGACTTAGTATTATGTGGACATATTCATAAACCTCAAAGATTAAGTAAAAAGGTTTATATGTTGGGAGCTCCCATACAACAAAGAAGGACCGATAAAGATTGTAAAATGGGTTATTGGTTATTGAAAGAGGATTTATCTATGGAATTTAAGGAGTTAAAAGATTTTCCTAAGTTTATAGATGTAGAATCTGAAGATGAAGTTAAAGATGATGGTAATTATTATACTATAATACCTCAGAAAGCTAGTGAAAAAATAAATACTACTCATAAGATTACTAAAACTCTTTCTAAGAAGAAACTAGCAAAAAGGTATCTTAAAGAGAAAGGTATTAAAGATAAGAGTAAAGAAGATTTATTAATTAACATCCTTAAGAAAGCTGAAGTATGATAACATTATTAAGTGTGAACATAGAAGGTTATTGTTCAATATGTGAACCTACTCATCTGCAATTGAATCAAGGTTGTACTGTTTTAATTAAAGCACCAAATGGTAATGGTAAATCCAGTATATTTGGAGCTATAGTTTGGTGTATATATGGTAAATCTTTAAAAGGAGTATCTGAAGTAAATACTTGGAAAGAAGTTCAACCTAAAGATTATGCTGGTACTAAGGTAGAATTATTTTTTCAGAAAGATAAGGATATTTATAAAATCATCAGATGTCAAAATTATAAGAAAATACTAGATGATGGAGCTAAAGGTAATAGTAGATTAGTCTTTTATGAAAATGGTGATTTGGTAAATATTAAAAGTAAGATTAAACTTCAAGAAACTATTAATCTGAAACTAGGCCTTAGTTATCAATTATTTATGAATTCTATAATGTTTGGTCAAGGCTTACAAAGATTAATTACTGAATCTAATACTGATAAGAAAAAGCTATTTGAAGAGATTTTTGATTTAAATTTCCTTAATATAGCTAAAGGTATTGCTCAAGAGGATTGGGAACAAGTTATATCTGAATCTAGAGATATAGAGTATAATATTAAAGAAGTCGAAAAAGAAATAGTTAATGTAAAAAATACCTATAATGAACTTAAAGTTAAGGAAAAATCCTGGGAAACCACTATTACTCAAGAATGTGAAGAACTTAAAGAAAAACGTATAAAATTAACTAAAAGGTTACAGAAAGAACAAAAGCAAGTAAAAGAAGAGATAACTTTAGCTCTTGATGTAAAAGTAAAAAATCAAGTTAAGTTAGTTAGTAATATAAAAGAGAAATTAAATAATGCTAAAAGGTTATCTAAGGTTCCTCTAGAGGAGTTTATAGATATAATCTTAGAGTTAATGCAAAATAAGAATTATAAAGAAGCTTATGAGTCTATTTTAAAAATAAAGAAAGCTTTTGGTAAAATAACTAAATATCAAAATGAATTAGAGAAAGCCAATGATAGGTTATACGAATTAAAAGAAACCCAGAGAAAATTATATGATATTAAAGAAACTTGTGATGAGTATGCTGAAGAAATTGTACAACTTGATTCAAAAATACGAAAATTGGGTGATAAGTCATTAGAAATCTTATCCCCTAAATATAAAAAGAAGTTGGTTAAACTTAACTTAAAGCTAAAAGAGATAAACAAGGTTTATCAGAAGAAAATAATTAAGCTTAAAAATTATGAATGGTTATTAAAAGATCCTCTTGGAAATAATGGTATAAAAGCTTATCTTTTTGATTCAAGTTTGGATCTGTTAAATAACACTTTAGATAGTTATTCTGAAGTATTAGGTTTTAGAATTTCTTTTGAGATAGATCTTAGTTCTACTAGAAAAGATTTTGTTACTTTAATAGAAAGAGGAGGAATAATTATAGATTATGATGAACTTAGTGGTGGAGAAAAACAAGTTTGTAATTTAGCTATGGCTTTTGCTATGTTTGAGTCTATGTCTGCTGCTAGAGGTATTAATATAGCTTTCTTGGATGAGGTATTTGAATCTTTATCTTCAGATAATATCGAAATAGTAATAAGCCTTATCAAACATATCTTTGAAAGTAAAACTCTATTCTTAATAACCCATCATGATAGTTTACCTTTATCTCATTCAAAGATTTTGCAAGTGGAAAAACAAAATGGTCTAACTTCCCTAAAACAACTATAATTGATTATACAAGACAAAAATCAATTATAGTTATGGCAAATAGTAAAAAGAAAGGAAGCCGCTTCGAACTAAAGGTTTCTAAATGGTTTACAGAATTCTCTGGATATAAGTTCCAGAGAGTTCCTTATTCTGGAGCTAATCATGTTAATCGTGATTTAGCTTCAGATATTATGTGTAGTGATGAGAAACATGCTCATCGTTGTAAAATATCCGTAGAATGTAAATCTTATCAAGATATAAGATTTGAACATGTTCTACTTGGTAATAAAAGATGTAAAATTATTCAATTTTGGAATCAGGCTTCCAATGATGCTAAAAGAGCAAAGAAAATACCTATACTTTGTATGAGATATAATTCTATGCCCAGGGAAGAATTCTTTTTCATAGTAGACTGTAGATTAATTAAAGTATTTAATACTAATAAATTAGAACATAGTTTAACTTTGAAAGGTAAAGATATACCTACTTTATATGTTTTTATGGCTTCTGAAGTATTAAGTAATATTAATTACAAGGATATTCATAAGGAGGCTAAGTTACAATGTAGAACCCTTTATAAGTAAAATATTATGAAACATCGTAGCCATCGTTTTAAATATTGTATAATTTACCTTGAAGATAAGTATTATGAAACTATTAATAGTGACCTTGAAAAACGTGGGTACGATGATATAAAGGCTATTGTACCTACAGTTACTATTTTAAAAGGCTCTACTTCAAGAGGTAAGTTAATATATAAGAAAGAACCTATTCTATTTAATTTTGGATTTTTGAAAATGCCCTCAAAAAAAGCTGTAGATAGGAATTTCTTAAGATTACTTACTAGAAAGATACCAGGTATTAGGGGTTTTTTGAAAGATACCTTTACTCTCCATAATAGAAAAAAGAAACGGGCTAGGATAGAAAATATTGATATCTGGGATGATTTTTCTATTGTAGCTACTTGTACAAGAAAGGATGTAAGAAGATTTTTAAAGATCCAAAAAGAAAACAAAAGATTTTCAGTAACCGATCTGGTAAATTTAAAACCGGGAGATTATATTAATCTTAGAGGTTATCCCTATGAGGGAGTAGATGCAACTATCCTAGAAGTAGATCATAATAATAAACGGGTAAAAGTTTTAATGTATCCTCAAAACGGTAAATTAGAAATATGGTTACCTTTTGATAGTGTAGTATATTCTGTATATCAGAATTATGATCCCCGGAAACTCTATGTAGATCAAAAGGGTTTTGATCCAAATGGTATAACTCAAGAAAAAATTGATAAAGTATTAAACATTAGACAATCATGATGAATATCTTTCAACAAAAAGCTTGGAATTGTTTAACTAAAATTGAACAACAGTCATTGTTTTTACATACTTCTGAAGGTAAATCCTCTTGGGAAGCCGGTACAATGATGAATATATCTCATTATAAATATATTGAGATACGTGAAAGATCTGAGAAATTCTTTAGGATGTTTGCAGATTTTTTTGAAAAACATCCTTCTATATTTAGGCCTGATTGTCCTTGTGAAAGGAATTTCCAGGATTTTATAGAGGGTGTTATAGAACATCGTTTAAAAAAGAGGGATGCGATTGCTTATATGGGAGATTCCACTCAACAATTGCCTAAGGTTAATAGAAAAAATCTTATTAGGAATATGAAGTATCTTAAGGAATCTGAAAATCTTTGGGATCTTGATACTAGGCGATTAATTTTTGAATTTGATAGATGGAATAACTTTAGAATATTACCTTCAATATTACAGCAACCCTCGGCATTTAAAAGAAGGCTTAATAAGAAAGATAAGATATATATTAAATATCTTTTAGAACGTATACCTACTTTTGTTCTAGAAAAGTTAAAGGAGAGGTTCTATTATAAAGTAAAACCTTCTAAGAAAAAATTATGGGTTACTTTAATATCCCCCGATTTATATACGGATGGGTATTATTTATTACCTATAAGGCCTGAGAAAGAGGTTTTAGAAGAAATGAATAGGTTTTATATTTATATCTTTGAGGATAGAGAAGATGCTGATACTTTTGGTTATTTAGTAACTTCCTTTTATGAAAGAACGGCTAAGGGAATAGCCGGGCAGAAATTTTGGCCAGAATATAGGTATCTTGTTAAAAAGGCCATTAATTATAATGCCATAAACAATATAGAATTCAATGTTAAGCGATTAGATAATGCCTATAATATAAAACCTAAAAGGAAATCTAAGAAGAAACTCATAAAAGATAACTCCGAAACAAGAGTTTCAGATCCTAAGCTATTTTATAAATAATAGATAAATTATTTGCATATATTATATATTATATGTAATTTTGCAAGTAGTTAAATAAACAACAATTAAAATATTAAATATGGCTAAAGCGAAAAAGACTTCTCTAAACAAAACCCGAGAAAAATATAACTTTCTCGGAGTTGCAGGTAGGAATATGACTTACAAAGACATCAAACGTAAAGCTATTATTTTGGGAATACCATTTCCAGATACTTTAAGTGCTTCCATTGGTTCTTTGCTTAACTTCATAAATACTACTACTAATAAACCAGACAAATCATTAATTGATAAGTATGATGATTGGATGGATAAGCAATTAGCAGATTCAGGTATTCCTAAAGATGATCCTCTCCGTAATTCAAGGTTAAGGCTTGGGTTTCTGGGAGAAGAAGATGAACAAGGAGAAAGAAAAAGAAAAAGAATTCCTGGAATAAAGAAATCCAGAGAAAAGAAACCTCCAAGAGAAAAAGATCTTTTTGGATTAATTAAAGGTACTAAGAAATCTTATGCTTGGGAATTAACTGCTAGAGGATATTCTTTAGATAGGATTAATAGAAGAATGAAAAAGAAATTCCCTGATGCTAATGATAAATCTATTTCATTATGGTCTAGGAATTGTAAAAGATATATAAAGAAAAATGGAAACCCCTACGAAGAGAAAGAAAAAAAGGAGTAGAGATAGATTAACTAAAGCCCAATTTGAAAAAGTTAGGTATATAGATAATCCTCGGAAGATTAATCCTAATATGTATTATATATGGCAATATTATACTGAAAAGGAGTATAAGAGTATTAAAACTGTTACTCCCAGTAAGCTTTATAAAAAGCATATTTGTGCTATACCTTATTTAACAAGGTATCATGCTAAGGATATGCTTTTACATAGGTTTGGTACAGATATTAGCGATTGTCATATTATACAAGGTAAAAGACTTATTAGACAAGGTATAAATGAAATAGATGGTAATAAACAAAGATTATTCTCAATAAGACATAAAGGTAGATGGTATAAAGTAAGAAGGTTTAGACTTCCTATTGAATGGAGATTACCACCTAATGCGAGATCTTTTAAAATCTCTATGTATAATTATTACTTTAATCATACTAGAAAGGAGTTTGATGATCACTATAAATCCGTTTATATTGGAAATAGATATGGTCTAGATAAGAGTAACATATCTCCCAGAAAGAGTGCTTTACATAGAACTCTACGTAGATTAGATGGAGATAATGAGGCTTTAAGTGATCAAGATCTTATAAACCTTCAAAATAAATTGAATAACTATAAATCATTGTTCATTAATCCTAAAGATAAAAACAAATGGAAAATGGAATTATAACACATGCTTATGAGGATCCTTTTAAGGATAAATCCATTAAGCTAATTACCTTAGAAAATAATAATATAATAAGGGAAGAGATAAAAACCTTTCAGTCTAAAGAAGAATTTCAAACACTTCTTGGAGAGGTTAAACAATTTAATAATGATTCCACTAATCAAAGAGATAAGAGGATTCAGAGAATTATAAACATATAACATTTATTAATTATTAAACATTTAAAATTATGGCTAAGAAAAAAGAAGCTAAGAAGAAAGAGTTGGCAATTGTAAGTGAAGAACTTATTAATGGTGCTCGTATCGTTACTTATGAAGATGGTTCAGTAGACATTTTCCCAGCGGTAGTACATCTTACTGCAGAACAGGCATCTAATCTCTTTAATTCAGATGACGATGATTCTGATGAGGGTGAGGAAGATGATGACGAGGAAGATGATGAGGATGATTCTGATGAGGATGAGGATACTGATTCAGAAGATGAGGATTCAGATGAGGACGAGGACGAGGACGAAGATGATGATGATTCTGATGAAGATGATGAAGATGAAGACTCCGACGACGAGGAGGAGGATGAGGAAGATGATGACGAGGAAGATGATGACGAGGAAGATGATGAACCTCTAACTGCTGAGGCTTTGGCTAAGATGGACTTCGAGGAATTGGAGGATGTATGCGATGATAAAGATCTCGATACAGATCCAGATGATTTCGAGGAGGAGGATATTGAAAAGCTCCGTAAGGAAATTGCTAAAGAACTTGGTCTCAAATTGCCCAAGGCTTCTGCTAAGGGTAAGGGTAAGAAGAAAAAGTAAATTTCATAGAATAGAGGGAAGACTAAAAACTTCCCTCTAACTATATCTTAAAAACAAAACTCATTTCATAAACATATATTTTAAACTTAAATTAAACAATTATGGCAAAAAAGAAAGAAGACACCAAGAAGAAGGTGAAGGATCCTGAGAAGGAAGTAAAACGTAAGGCTCGTATGGAAGCTCTTAAGAATCGTCCTGTAGGTCAGAGACCTAACTCTAAGCAGATTGATGTTATTCTGTTGGATGTTGAGGGTAAGAAGGTAATTAAGAACTTTGGATATGCCATTAAGAACAAGGCCGGTTATCAGGGAGTATTGGTTACATCAGTCCTTGAGGTAGAAGGTACACCAGTTAATACCTCAGTTACTTTTGTTCCTGGAGAACTTACCGTAAAGTCAAAGAAGGGTCACGGTACCATCTGTGCTCCTAAGCATAAGAAGGTTAAGGAGGAATCAGAAGAGGAGGATACCGACTCAGCTGAGGATTAATTAATTTCTCTAGTATGCTAATGGTTTGGCTGGTTATCATTTAAGATAACCAGCTTTTTTTGTATATAGGTATATGGAATTAAATGATATTCAGAAGAATTTGATTTTATTATCTCTAAGTAATTTAATAGAAGATTATTCTAATGCACTAGAAGATAATCAATTAAATCCTGAGGCAAGGGAATTTATGATATTAGCTATTCATGAAGCTCATGAATTAATTAATAAATTAAAAACCCCAGAAATTCTTAACTCAACTAAAATAAATAGACCAAAATGGTAAAACCAATATCTATCAAAGAGCTTATTATATCTTTACAGGAGAATTATAAGTCTATTAGTAAAACTAACTTAGAATATGATAAAGCCATTAAGAATAATCGTAAAGGTTTTATTCAAAGCTATCAGGTACATTTGAAAAATTTGTTAAAAAAGAGAAATTCTTTATTGAATATTTTCCGGGATAAAGTACGAGGAAAGGTTATCCAAATAAGATATAGATATCAATCTAAAGATACAGGAATATCTAAAGAGGACCAAGCTTTATTAGTAAATCTTTCTAAGGAAGAGGCAAAAGAGATACTTACCTGGGGTTTTATGAGAAAGGGCTATACCATAGAAATCTTAGAAATTATTGAAATCCAAACTTTCCTTTCAAAAGGTAAACTATAGTATTATGTTATTTCAATAATTCAAAATAGGGAATATGGAACCAAGGGATTTTAAAGAAGCTCTAAATAAAGCTAAAAGAGCATTACATAAATATTATAGGGAAAATCACTTAGATCCTGCTAAGGATTATTCCAAAGATCCTATTCATGGAGATATGGTAACAAACCTTATTCTTCGTTTGAACAAGGAAAGGGATAAGCTAGAAAGAAAATTTCCAATAATAAAAATAAAGTCTAATTTAAAATTTGTAAGAACTATGGCAAAGAACAGCAAGGAAGCTAAAGCTTCAAAGAAAGAGAAAAAGGTTAAGGCTACTGTTACTGAAGAAGTAGAGACTAAGAAGTCTAAGAAGGAAAAGAAAGAATCTACTAAGAAGCCTTGTAAATACGATTATCCTTTGATTGATGGTCGAGAGATGAATTCCATCGAGAAAAAGAAATATCGTATGGAACAGAGAAAGCTTAAGGCTAAAGAAGGTAAGGAGGAATCCAAGGAATCTAAACCTACTTCAAATAAGGTTAAGAAGGAAGAAACTTCAAAGAAGGTTAAGAAGGAAAAGACATCTAAGGATGTTAAGAAGAAGAAAGTAAAGAAGGAAGAAGATTAGTTTTTAGGTAGTTGTAATTATTTTAAGGTTTTGTAGTGGGGTGAGGTTGGAAACGACCCCACCCCTTTTAGTAGGAATAAAAATATGAATGAAGAAAATAAACCAAAGGTATTTAAACCAAAGATGAGAATCACCATTCTGGATGAAAATGGAGTATATCTTTCAGATAGACTGGTGGATGCTTATACTGAGTTATATGCAGGTCCAAAAGAACAACATAAAGGACCTATTAGATTAGAAATAACTCTTACTAATCAGGAAGATGTAACTAGTTTTAAAAACTATATAGATCAACTTGTAGGTAATTTACCTATTAAAGCTCCTACAGCTGGTAGAGGAAGACCTGCAAATGGTTCTAGTAAAGAACTAGATACTCCACGAGAGGATATCTTGGTTAAAGTAGAAGAAATGGTAAATCAGGGTAAAAATCAAACTGAAGTAATTAAATATTTGCGAGATCTTGGTTTTGTATTTATACTTACTGAGGATTTATTATATTACTTCCCAGATTTCCCATTCAAGGCTAAAGATATAGGAGAACCTAATCAAGGTGGACAATATCTTAATTCATATTCTTGGTGTATTAGAAGAATACGAAAAGGTAAAGATCCTAAAACTGATAAGTTTGATCCTATGATTATGTTTGGATTCTCTATTATCAATGGACCCTCTAGAAAAGTAGTACCTTATTTATATAAGGAAAGGAAAAATCCTCTTAAGGTAATTCCTCCAAAGAAGGCACTTTCATTTAGTGATGTAGAGTTTACTAAATATCCAGCTTGGATGAATCAGGATGAAAGACTTAAATTCTCTTTTGAGATTCGTCAACTTATTCTTAATAAAGATAAGAAGCCCTCTAAATTCTTCCACAGATGGTATCAGGATGTTAAATTCCCTGATTCTATTAAGAGTCAGATGGAAGAGGCTATTATGAGAAAATAGAATTTTAAGAAACTTATCTCCGAAGTATATCTTCGGAGATATTTTATTATATAATAACTTAAAGTAAATAACTATGGACAAAGAAACAGAAAAAGTAATTAAGAACATCGCCGAGATTCAAATTGAATCATTGAACAGAATTCTTCAGAATGAGGATAAACCGAACTCTGCTTTGGCTCAAGAATTAATCCTAAGATTATTGGAGATTTCAGAGGATGCTATTCCAGATGATGTACCTCTTAATAAACTACAGGTAGTATTTAAAAACTTGGTACATGAAGAAACTCAAAGAAGGATTGATATGTATAAACAAATGTTAGAAATACCAAGTATAATTAGAACTCTTAATGAGTATCAATTATATATATGTAGTCATATTCTTTGGAAAATGGAAGATACCTGGATTATAGATAATCAGCAAGGTGTATTGGGAGCTTGGGCAGAACTTCAAATCTGTATAAATAAATTTCATCCCGAATTAACTTTAATTCTTAATTGATATGGTAGAAATTAGTAATGTTAAAGTATATGACCTCGAAGAAAGTATCAATGCTTGTCGTAATTCTATGCGGATTGTACCTGACAGGGATGATTTTGAAGGAGATATTAAAAGGGCTAAAAGATTATGTAATAACCCAGTTAACTCGGGTGAAATTAACTTTTTGAAAGGTATTAGAGTATCTTTTGATATTAAATACCCAGGTTACTTTAGTCCAGAATTGCAAAGATACCATTTCATAGATATTGTATCTTCAAGTAGTAAGATGCACAAACTTTCAGTACTTGGTGCAAATAGTGAATCATTTAATAAATATACTGATCCTCGTTCAATTCAGGTATTACAAGAATTAATAGATAAGTATAATGCAAATAAGAACTATGATAATTTTATGAGAATGCTTAGTTCTTGTCCTCAAGGTATTGAATTATTTATGAGGGTATCAACTAATTATGCTTGTCTACGTAATATATGGATTCAACGTAGATACCATAGATTACAAGAAGATTGGGGAGCTTTTTGTGATTTTATAGAGAAACTCCCTTATTTTCATGAATTCATAGAACATAAAAACCATACAGTATGATCAGCGATGAAGTTTATTTTGATTTGTTAAATGAGAATTTTGTAGACTTTGATTTTGAGAAATGCCAATCATCTAATGTATTTGCGTATGCTTACAATGAAAAGACTAATGTTCTCATAGTTGCTTTTAAGGGTGGTAAGATATATCAATATCTTAGGATTAAACCTAGTATTTATCATGGCTTACAAAAAGCCGAATCTAAAGGTAAGTTTATTAATAGTAAAGTTATTCAAAAAGGATTTAAATTTAGAAAGTATGAAGTTACAGGACCAGAAAAATAAAGGTTTAGATTTAGGTACTATTTTAGTATCTCTTGCTTTTTTATTTACTTATATATTAGGATCAATTACTTGTTCTACTAAATATACCTGTAATAGGTCTATTACGGAATCGCAAGTAAAATACCCTAATAAAGAACAGAAAATCCAGGATAGTATCAAGGTTATTTGGGTAAATCCAAACCTTTTATCTAATGATCCTCCCATTGAAGAACTATATGGAACTAAGTATTTCGATGAAACTCAATATGCTTCAGATCATTGGGATGAATACCTTGAGGATCCTGAAAATATTGATGATTTTCCAGAAAATATCTTTGATGCTCAACAGGACTAAACTTGTGCAATCTCTGATACCTATCCTTAGCATTTTTAAAAATAATAGATAAATTATTTGCATATTATATATAAATGTATTAATTTTGCAAGTAGTTAAAAATAACAATAATTATTAACTTCGGGAATCTTACTTCCCTACTAAAATTCATTAGTCATGAAAAAGAACAACAAACTCGCAGAGGTTATTTCTGCAAACGTTACAAAACAGATTGAAGGCATTGCTAATGCTAAGTCTAAATCTTCTAAGAAGGAGAAAACAACTAAAAAACCAGTTGCTAAGAAAACTTCTAAAACTGCAGAATTACCTGCTGCTAAAAAGGAATCTACTATTCAGGAGGTAACTAAACAACAGGCAGTTTCTATCGCAGAGAAGGTAGTATCAACAAGGGATGTTAAATATCTCTATCCTGCAGATATCCAGGATCAGCTTGCTAGAAAGAAATGGAGACAGGCTGTTCGAAATAAGTATCATGCACTCGAAAGAGAGGTATTTAAATTCCAGGATAAAAATTCGAAGGAATATAAAGCTGCTCTTAAGGAATTCGAGGCTTACAAGGCAGAAGTCCTAAAACCCGGACAAGCTATATAATTTATTGGTCATTTATATAGAGGGGGATCTTAATGGTTCCCCTTTTAATTCTCCATTAGCATGAGAACAAAAGTTTATACTTATAAAGTCTTTACTCATAAAGAACTTCTTAAGGATTATAAAGAGTATCTAGAATTACATAAAAGGTGTGTAAAAACCTATTTAGTAGGTAAATCCTTAGAATACTCTTCTATTAAGAAATTCTTTGTGATATACGATAGGTTTATAGATGAAGAGAATATCCTTCCATATTTCTTTTTACCCATAAACTATTTTGTTAACTCCTTAATCTTGTACAAACTTCACAACATAAAATTTTATGGCAAATACTCAAAATCAAAAGTTAAAGGTTGAAAAATATAGAGGCAAGTATGCTTATAAAAAACGCCTATTATATATTCAACACACCCCATTTATCTTTGCTGGACCTATTCTCCAAGCTATAGATCAATCCACAGATAAACTTTTATTATCAGAATTACATCAATATTACTATGAGGGTTATACTCATGTAATCATATATTTCTTTAAAGATGTTCCGAAGTAAAGTATCACAACAATATATTGGAAAGTCTAAATTAACCTTTAAGTATCATACCCAAAATTATGAATTTCTTATTAGAGGAGAATCCTTAATTGGGAATATTGCTAATCGGTTATTTATACCTGGGTGTAAAAATAAATTCCCAGACTATTTCTTATCTGGGACTTTATTACCTGGAGATCAACCTGTTTTTATGATAAACTTTAATCTAGATAAAATAGGTCCAAAATATAAGGATATCCTATATATTACTGGGATCCCAAAGGGTATTAATAGTTTAGATCCTTTCCGATTACAAAATAAAAAATGGTCTTCCTATTATGAAGATGAACATGGAGGTTATTTATTTCAAATCCTTAATTACACAGAATCACTTAAATTTATAAATTATGGCACAGATAAATAAGAATACTTACAACCTTATGTCACGGATAAAGAATACTTACAATCCATCCTATTGGGTACATAAATATAAAATGGATCAAGAGAACTATTCATTTAAAAGACAAGAGTTTATAGATGAATTATCTAAAGAATTTCTAGAAGCAATTCAAAATTACCCCATAAAGAATCCTAAAACTAATGCTATAAGCTATAATAATTTCAAAAGATTAATTAAAACTTTTAGGACTTTGTTTGAACAAATATCCTTACAAAAAATAGGTAAACCTTTATCTAGTGGATTATGGAAAGCTTTTTATGCTCAAGGTATTATATCCCAAAGAAAAGTACTATATCCTAGAGTCCAGGATAAAATAGATGCTCATAAGGCCATGAGTATAGGTAATAGGGCAAAAATATCCTAAGTAAACAAGACTTTATTTATACAGAAGTGTTATGGGTACACAAATCATAGATTTACATGGCAATATTTTAAATCTCCGTTCCGATAATTTTAAGTTTTGGGATGAGGTACCTTTAGACTCTTTTAAAAAATTAATCTATACCAGAGATAGGATTTCTGGTATAGATTTTTTATTAGGTATAAGTCTTAAAGGTAAATATTATATGTTTAAATATAACTTATCTTTAAATCTGTATTACTCATATAGATTAGATTTGGTAGGTTATGATGAAAGTAAAGATATTAGATATGAATGGAAATATAAAAAACATTAAACGCTTTCCTAGACCATTAGGAACTACATCTTTAGCTATAGAGTATTCGCTTACTCCAAGCGATGAAAATAGATTTAGATTATACAATCATGTTATCCATCAATGGCTCCTTTCAAATGGTAAATTTGGTGGAAAATATATGGATGTAAACACTTTGTCTCAGATTACAGGAATTCCTACGGATTATATCCAATGTTTTATGAGGGATCAAGTAATGAATTCCAAAATTTGGGATAAGGATAAACAAGAAGAACTTATTAATGGTCTTTTAGGTCAAACTTTAGCCTGGGCATTAGAAGATAGACTAGCTATTAAATCTCAGGTAGATTTATTGAGGCAATCACAAAATGGTCATTATACTCCTTTTGTATCTGCCGAGTTGAATAAAGCTATGAAAATGATGTTAGATTCCTCCACAGGTTTACAATCAGTTATACGTACATTTATGGGTGGTGGAACTACCAATATCTTCAATATGTTCAATCAGCAGAATAATGTTGATAACCATCAGGAAAATGGTATTTCCTTAGAAGAGGCTAAACAATTAATTCTAGAAAGTAATGTAGTTCTTAATGATAAATCTAAAGAAGCTAGATTTTTAGAAACTAAGTATGATCTCATGGCTTTGCCTGAAGTTGTAGCAACTAAGCAAGAGGGTATAGATAATGAAGATTATGGTGGAAGCTTTAACATTAATCAAACTGAACTTAAAGAAGTAACTGATGATTATAAAGCAAGTATAGAGGCTTCTTCAAAAGATAGGCATGAGATGAGGAGAGAAATTGAACAAAATATAGATCCTGATGAGGAAGATCCTGAAAGTTATATTGAATTAAATGATGATCAGTATAAAGAGCCAGATGACCAATCTTTCGCCTCTAAATTCCTTAATCCTTAGCAAATTGAAAAATAATATATAAAATATTTTGATATATAATATATTATATGTAATTTTGCATCAGATTTAATAAACAACATTATTATTAACTTAGGGAGGAACTCAAAACTCCTCCCTACTAAATTTACTTAGTCATGGTAACAAAACAAATCTTAGAGAATTTACAAAAATCTCTTTCAAAAGCAGTTGAACTTTTGGATGAACGTTCATTAACAGAATTCCAAAAATTCCAAGAAACTTTACCTGAACCTGATACAGATTGGGTAAATGATAGTATAGAAGAGTTTATGAACGACCTGGATGAAGAGATTTCTCCTATGGAAGATTATTATGGAATGTCTGGAGAAGATTTTAAGGAATATATCCATAAATATATGGAATGGGAGGGTTTAAGAGGTAGTTACTTCTATGATCTATATGATATATTCAAGGCTCTATTTGCAAAACATCCTGAACTTTTAACTAAATACTAATATGAAAACATACCGAGTACAAATAACTGCAGGAGGTGAAACTTGGGATTTTCCCCTCTCTTATCAATGCCAATTCAGAAGATGAAGCTATATCTATAGCAAGTACCGAATACGATTTCGATATAGATATAGATTCAATATCAGCTTGGGAAATATGAAAATCAATAACTACACTATTATCAAGGACAAGGGTATTTGGAGAATTCTAGAATACCCTTGGCATTGGGCTCTCAGAAGAAAAGATCTCATTGCTACGGTCAATTATCTTATATTAACAGAAAACAATATACCCATACGTTATGGCAAAAAATGATTTAACCACCGCTTATCTTCATATTGAAGATGCTTTTAACAATTTCTCTAAAGATATTCGAGTAACTATACCTCTTCTTAAAAACTCCAATGAGGTAGGTCCAAAAGAAGTATTGGAGGGAGCTTCTAAGAAAGTATTAGGTAAGTACATTGATCATATCAAAGAAGATACCTGTACATTGACTTTGATGATACCTAAGGCTATAGATAAAGAAGAATTAATAGAGGCTTGGGAGAATTCAGATATTGAACAGGCTAGTACTGATATCAATGATATTCTTAGCAAATTATCTCCGGAGCAAAGAGAACAAGTATTAAACCATGTAAAAGGTATAAATAAATAATCTATAGATTCTAGAGTAAAGTTTAGGGTTTTAATTGCAAATTACTTTACTCTAGAATCTTAATCTCTAGAATATACATTATACCAGTAAAATAACTTAATCGGAGTATTATATGACAAAGGCAGAATATATACAATTACTTGGATCAGTCAAAAGACTTATATCCAATAGGAGAGAAAATCCTATACATATAGATCTTGGGGGGGTGATCAATATATACATCACTGATAAAACTCAAGTAAAGTTAAAAACCAAGAACAGAACTGAATCATTTAACTTAGAAGAATGTAATTCAAATCTCTTGGTATTTATAAGGGCAGGTCTTAATAACCCTCATATGTTAAAACATCTAAAGGTATCTATACTAGATCCTGAGATCCTTAGCATTTTTAAAAATAATATATAAAATATTTTGATATATAAATAAATATATGTAATTTTGCAGTAGTTAAATAAACAACAATTAATAACTGGAGGTCCTCCTCCCTAAAACTTAATTCAAATGGTATTTACAACAACATTTGCAAAAACTTCTAACATTGAAGCTGCAAACAAGAAACTTATCTCTCAGGTAATTAACTATTTATCTGAACTTGCAGGAGAAACTCCTGATCTTGAATCGGATGTTCTTTACACAGAACTAAAGAACTTATATCCTCATCTTCTTCTAGATTATGTTTCTATTTCAGAGGATATTTCAGGTAATACTGTTTACACATTCTCTTTTAAAATCATTTCCTATGATGGAATCTCAGAAAAAGCTCAGCCATGTCTTAAAGATCTTATCTTTGACAATCTTCACAAGTATTTCTCTTCATGGGATGATCAAAACGAGAACGGGGGTATCTTTAAAATTATCCCTATCGAGTATACAGAAACATTCATAGTAACTTACGTCATTTAATATAAACATTATGATACACGAAGTAACCAAAACAGCTCTTAATACAGAGAAGAATTACGATGAACTTATAAACAAAATTCATCAGTCTGATTACGATAAACTTAATGGAGAACCCTATAACATTCTCCCTAATTTACCCATAGTCACTCTCCTATCCTGGAAATATATTGCTTATCAGGGTCAGTACTGGGTATTCGTACAAAATATCCCAACAGAACTATACAACCTTATGGAGGATCTAAATCTTACTCCACACGAAGGATACGATGATACATATGACGAATTCGAAACTATATACAAGGGTATTACCAATGGAAATATCCCTTATTATCACAAATAACCCTTTAAACAAACCCACTATGGATACTCAATTCTTAAAAACGAGTCAGTCAGAAATCTATATTCCAACTCCATTTGCTGGAATGTATCACATAGCATCATTGGTATATATCAATGCCCATGATGAAGACCCTTTGCCAGATATTATATACAAGGATCTAGTATCAGCCTTACAAGATCTGGAAACTCTCAACTCTTACTATAAACTAGATATCATTAATCTTACCCGATTAAGTAATAACCAATTACTTGGTACTCTAATATATACAAAAAGACCAAGATCAATATATCCAGAGGATCACAATAATCCTATACTAACTCCTAAAATCATGGAGCATATACTATTAAAAGAATTACCTCTCCTGGATCCCTTAGGAACTTATACAACTCCTAATACATTGATCATAGGAGATATGAAAGCTCCTAAAATCTTAACAGTAAACATAACATTTAAATAACCCTTTAAACATAACCAAAGTATGAAAACAATAGATTGCACAAAACTTGAATATGGTCTAAACATAGTATACCACGAAGGATTACTAACCCTTACAAATGATAATACCCTTCGTCCTATGGATATAATCCAAGACATAAATACCTCTACTAGGGACGAAGAAGAATTTCATATTCGAACATATAAAATACTAGCCGAAGACCATGATACTCAAAGGATAGTCATGAATCATATACTGGATGTGCTTATTCCAGGCTTTGGAATAACTGATACACCAAAGGATTCTGATCACGTTATCCTTCACAATGATATAGAATCCCTGGGTATACACCTAAATGATTCATCTATCACATTCGTATATCATTTCACAGGACAATGGTAAAATAACCCGGAGGATAGGAACTACCCTATCCTCCACATAAAACCTAACGATTATGAAAGTAACAAAAAAGATTACTTCACTTAAGCTAGTATATGATGAGGTTATTCAGACTATCATCAAAAATGATTTAGTTCGACCATCAAAGTGCATTACTAATGTAAATATATCAACACCCGATGAGGAAAAGGTTATCATTAAAACCTTCAAATCAAAAGGGTTGGTATCTACTTCTTCTACAGATTGGCTCATGGATCATGAACATAGATACAAGCTTATTATTGAACACCTGAACGAATATCTTGCTCAGGAATATGGTGAATCCATTTGGGATATTCTAGAACCTTCTGCACAAGAAACAGAACATATTATTCTTTATACAGATAAAGAATCTCTGGAAGTACACCAGAATGATACTACATATACATTCATATATCACTTTACAGGACAATATTAAAATAACAAGGAGGATATGGTAATTCTTATCCTCCACTTAAAACAAAGAAATTATGGGAGACGTTATAACATTCTTACAGTTTTTACAAAAACTTGAACAGGGTAGATTAATACCTACAGAACAAATAGAGCATCTATCAGATATTCTAAAGAGTACATTAAGAAAAAACCTTTCTAATGGAGTATACGATTCTCTAGAAGATCTTCTAGAAAGTCAACTCAATGGTAATGAACAGAACTCATTATTCATTGATATCCTAGAAACAACTCCAAAGCCTAAAGAAAAGGATACTCTAACTAAACTTACGGAGTTTCTAGACAATTTATCTTCTAATACCCAAGATTTTAAATATGATCTAGAATTCGAAGTACCTTCTAAACATATAGAATACTCATATATCATCAAAGATCCAGATCTAGGTTATATAATAAAATACAGGATAGTACAGGGTTACTCTAAATATGAATACAGTACACCTATATCTTATCTTAATAGTGATCACATAAACACTATCTGGGAAGCTATACAAGAAATGAATTCTAACGAATAAAACACAAAGTATTATGATACAAGGAACAATTAAAGATTACACTATATCTACTCTAGAAGAGCTAATAGAAAAAGCCATACCTAGATATAAATCAAACCAGGTATCAATACACACTCATCTCAATCTACATATCATAGAACTCAACTGGGATAAGAAATACACTAGTCCTGGTAGAGGATTCTATAAACTATACATAAGGTACATCAACTCCTTTAACAAAGAGATATATAAACCCATGAGATCTCAATTCACCAAGCAGACCTTATGGGAGATACTAAATTACCTTTACAAATAACCCACCAAAACAAAGAAATTATGAACAGAAATCAAGTTAACGCTATCCTTTATAATAATGATCTCCAAGAAGATCAGATAGTTAAGATCATTATCACAACCAACTCAGGTAAAGAACATGTAATACAAATAGTTGGAGATCCTACTCCTCAAACATTCACAGTAACTGAGAATGATATACTAAGGATATATTTCCCTAAGAATACCAGTACAGACTATGGAGATAAAGAATATAGTACTCCTAGAGTAAATCTCTATATCGATATCCATGAGATATTCTCTATCGCTATACTCTACATCTAATAACACAGAACTAACACTAGAACTGAACTAAGATAGAATCCATATTTTTTTAATGTCTTTAATCAATTAACCTCTAACATCAGAGAAACACAAATAGGATCCTAACACCAAGGATCCTATTCTTATGTATATACCCAACTACCCCCTCCCAAACACAAAAACAAATATAATAAAATCCTACAATCGCTTACAATGATACATATCAAATCACAATAACCTATATACAAGTATCATATACCTTATTACAATAATACATAATACTATATATAATATATCCCCCCAAGTGTTCAGATTTCCCTATATTAGCCAATCGTAAAGGATTTACCCCTAATCACTATACAAGCCCAACCACCAAACTACATATACGCTATAGAGCTATACCACCTACTCACTCTTCCATAATTCATTAAGGCCCTACTTCCAAGGTACCCCAAAAGCCTTAATTTTGTGTACACTTTCCCCTTAAATCCTCAGCCCCAAATGGCCCCTTTTTATTGTATATATTATATATAAATGCAATCTGGGATTGGGGATTTAGGCAAAGGATTTGGGTGATTTTGTGTACACTTTTTATATAAATTTTTAGGTTCAAGGTACACTATTTAGGTCTGGGATTTTATATAATTGTGTACCATACAGGTAATATAGGCAATGCGGATTTGTGTACATAGAGGCAATCAAGGCACCTTAATATCATAGAATAAGTCCATTAATGGCCTATATAAATACTAAGATAAAGTACTTAGAAGCTCTAGAATTAAAGGCTCTATTCTACGTGATCAAATTCCATTGATGGCCGTAGTTAAAAAGCTCACTCGCATACATTACTACATCAAGGCCTTAATCCTTAGCAAATTAAAAAATAATAGATAAATAATTTGCATATATAATATAAATGTATTAATTTTGCAAGTAGTTAAATAAACAACATATTTATAAACCGAGGCTCACACCTCATAAAACTCAAAACACTATGAACACAACAATTATTGCAATTCCCAATTCGGAATCTCTTTACGATGGCATTGCTACTACGGTAAACGAACTCCTTGCTATGGATTCACTCAAGGATTCGGATCTCATCTCTAATCATCAGGATTCCTTCTTCGATGATTCCTTCTATAAGGTGCTAACCTTTAAACTCCCTACTCCTTATGCCGATGACGAGGATAACTATCCTGTATGGGAGAACATTTGGAAGGATCTTCTCGATATCCTTTTCTCATTGCTCAAGACGGATGCTCCAGACTCTAAGAATGGTCATCTGTTTATCTACAACGATAATACCACAGAGACTCTAGAACTCCACTTTAACGATGAGACTATCACTATTATGTGCCACATATCTGGTCAGAATTAACTCACATTATTAACTTAGGGGGATTCTATTCCCCCTACTAAAACTCAGAACACTATGATAACAGAGACATTTATCAACAACGAAGAAAACCCTAAGTTCAATGCCGAAACTATCGGTAAGCTTTATACACACTTCCACGAAAAATCTCAGGATGGTATCACTTCTCCTACTATCGATGAACAGAAGGAGATCGATGAACTGGTATCTATTCTTCCACGGGACCTAGTTCTTTCTCAGATATCCTTACAATCATATGTACCAGGAGAGTTTGCTTATACCTATGTATTCAAAAGACCTTGCCTTCTTAACTCCCCCTCTGCATCATTGGCAAGAACTATATCCAAGGTTCATCTTTTCCTATCTAAGATCAATGCCATTAATAAATATGGTGGTCACTTCTATGTTACTCTTATCAAGGATACCAATATAATTATCGGCACTTTTCTCATCAGGTAATACATTAACACAGGGAGAAGGTGATTAGCCTTCCCCTTTAAACCTTTACACATTATGAAAAAGCTATTCAATATCATTACAGAGCCTTTTATCCAGGCGTCTTCTAGAGAGAAACTCTTTACTATCTTATATACATTTGCCGTATTACTAATCTGTATACTAGCATCTGCTATATAAACCTTAGCCCTACCTTATACATACTGGTAGGGCTTTACTGTGTTAATGTACTTACTAACTCCATTAATGGCCCCATAATTGTTAAAAAGCTAAACCCAGTTTCAACATTCGCTAACCAAGTGACATCATCCTATATCCTTATACCAGTAATATAATATAGCGACATAGCCCGGGCAATTTTGACCGCATAGGCCATTTATAGTTCCTTGTATGATTACCTACTTATCTCCATTAATGGCCTTGTATTTATATACCATTTATACCATCAATAACCTCATACCAGTACAACTATACCATGCGACATTTATGCTCCGAAATCCTTTCAGGGGCCATTAATGCAAAATTGATTGAAAATTTAATAAATAGTGAAAATCTAAAATTTTTGATTTAACGGGTTATTTTTACCTTAGATATATAGTTATACATCTATTTAATTTAATGCTTTTTGTGTACGCACACAATAGCATTAAATCGAATTTTTCTATAATAGTATATATAGCGCAAATTTTTATATAATAGTACATATATATAGCGCAAATATATAATAACACGCAAATAAAATAAATTTTTAATTTTCAAAATTTTTAAATATAAAAAATATTAAATTAAAAAATTTCTTGATTAAAATCAAAAATAAAAGATTTCTCAAAAATTTTTCAAAAAAATATTTGTAGTATAAAATATTCTTAGTAACTTTGCAACGCAATCAAGAAAAAAAAGGTTGCAATAGTTCTTTTACTTATTGATACAAGGACACTTTGCAAAGGTGCAAAGAAAACACATAACTTAATTTATTAATTTAAAGATTTTCAGAAATGAAAAATTTTGATTTAAATTCTTTTATATCTACTGAATTGCTGAAAAGTGCAAAAGGTGGAAACAAAGAAAGCATTTACAAAAATGAAATTTTTGCTGATGTAGAAAACAAAAAAAGTTTGCGTACAAAATTACGCAAATTAGTTTTTAACTATTGCAATAGTATTATTGCAATAACCGATAGCAAAAAAGAAAAAGCACTTGCAAAAGATTTTGCAAATTTTTATGCAAGCGTTTATAAAGTAAATGATTTTTCACTTGCTTCTATTTGCTCTGCAAATACAGAGGAAACAAAAAAAAATGTTTTAAAACAGGGAATTGAAAAATTTGCTAAACTTTTGAAAAAGTAAGCAAAGAAACAAGTATTAACAGGATAGAAAAATTTTTCTATCCTGTTTTAACTCACTCTATAAGGTTATGAAAATAGAAGATACAAATACTATTTTTTTAGCTTTTCAAAAAGTTTTAAACTATTCAGATAAAGAAACATTAGTTTTTTTAAAAAAGTGGATAGAAAAACTTTTAAGTCCTGAAAAGATAGTAAAGAAAGTTTTGATAAAGTTATTCACTACTTTAAAAGAATATTGTGAAAACATTTATAATATAGATATATCGAAAGGGGTATTTGTATATGATGTTAAAAGCATTATTTTAAGGTACAATAAATTTATGCTTTACTAAAAAGATTTGCGTGTATATAAGTATTAACAGGATAGAAAAATTTTTCTATCCTGTTTCAACTCACTCTATAAGGTTATATGAAAATAGAAATTAAAGTACAATAAATCTATTTTTAAATATGAAAATAAGGATAGTTAAAAAAATAATGAATAATGCTATAAAAAGCAATAAAGAATATTATAGCACACATTATTCAGATTGTTATAACAATTCGGTTAGACAATCATTTTTAAAAGATTGTATAAAACAATATACATATATTCTAAATAACCCTAATAAAGAAATAAAATCTTTTATGAGGTTTATTAAAGAGTATAAGGATAGTGTTTTAAATAAGCCTATTTATACAAAAAATAATTCGCTTTATATACAATATTTTATAAATGATGTTTTTAACATTTGTATATTTGATGATATTTAAACACTAAAAAAATAGAGATAGGGGGTTAAATTTATTTGTCCCCTATCTCTATTTTTTATTTTTATCTTTTGCATCAACCGTAGTCCAAAATAAGTACCTGGACTTTTTAACACCTATATTAAGGAGATCTGAAATAAGTACCTCATCCTTTATTGTCCCATGATAAAGGAGATTCCCACAAATAAGTACCTAGACTTTTTAACCACATATTAAAGGAGATCCCAGCCTGGATTTACCACAAACCACACATGCACACATACTCACACAAAAATACCCTTAACCAACTTCCCAGCCAATTAAGGGTAATACCCACATGCAACAAACGTACAAACGTGTTTAATAATTTAAATTATATAATATTATAGTCCTATCTTAGTATACAGTCTTCTTACTCCTCTAGTATTTTATTAAGTTAGTAATTCTAGATAAACCCTCACCAATTCTTAACCTATGGTCAAGAATACCTTTATCAATATTATATATTCTGAGGACTGACTGAAGTTCATGCAAATATTTAATATCACCTATTCCTCTAACATAGTATGCAAGCTCAGGGTAATGGGTTTCCTCTAGATCTATATTAGGAAACCACTTTAACCTTAATCTAAACTTATGATATTTTTCATCCCATTTAAAACCCAATCTAAGCAATACCTCATTAGATATACATACTGGATATAACTTAGTAAGAGGATAACCATTTTCATCTTTTGGAGCTATCTTAACTTCATTATTATTTGCCCAGATAGACTGAACCTTAAATAATATAGGTACTGGGTCAGATCCAATTACTATATCTCCTATATGAGGAAATGTTTGTAAACCAAAGAATGACATCTTACCTTTTTTAACCTTAACCTTTCTAAACTATCTGGGAAAAGGTTCTTAATACCCTCTGAGGGATTTATTAAATCCCTCATTGCGAATGTAATAAATTCTGTTCTATTCATATTACTTACCTCCTAATTTTTGAACTAACTTAGTTAAAAGATAAAAAGGCATTATCAACCATATTGATATAAATGTCAGGGGTTTATTCAATTGTGGTACCATATTATTTCTAATGAATACTACAGTTACCATTAAAGATGGGATAAGAGCAATAGCATAAATGATCCCAATTATTTTCCAACCAGTGTACATAACTTTTCAATTTTAGAATTTAACTTATTAATAATCTCAGCTTCATCTGGGTTAAGGAAATCTAATACCTTAACAGTTGCTAGAAGACCTCCAGCTAATTTAACTATATTTCTCTTAGCTTTATAAGCTTCATATAAACTTAGAGCATCTTCCTTTCTCCAGGCGTTACCTTCTTTATTTCTTTCTACCCGATGATAAGTATGGTCTTTAGAATTGGGTTGTCTATTAACCTTAATTCTATTTGCTAACAAGGCAGATTTATTTTCTTTATCTACCGATTCTACTTTAGTAATCTCCATTAATGTTTTACCATCGAAGTAAATTACTTCATCCCCAACTTCGAGTCTGGTTTCAAGTTTTGATTTTTTCATAATTATTAATTTTTGAACTTTTGCAAAGGTACAAATAATTTATTGATTATAGAATTTTTTAAATAATCTTTTTACAAATTTCTCAGGAACTAAGCCTTCGGTAAAGTGATACGGTTTAGTTTTATAGTCTACTTCAATTAAGGATTGGATATATTCTTCATCTTCTTGTGTTAAGTAAATAGCATTAGGATAAAAGACATTCTCATCTGGATCATCATATAATAAGCAATCCTCTGGTAAAGGTATATCTTCTAATATTAAAGGATAACCCATAAACTTTTCAGGTATATTTCCTTGATGAGTTAATCCTCCACTTATACTGCTTGACAACATAGCTGGTATAATTGTACCATCATCTAAAAGGAGGGAGTTATATCTATTAAGATATCTTGATCTTTTATCAGAACCATAATGAAATATCCAATGCTCATTATTTATAATAATAGGTCTACCATAAAACCAGGGCTTATAATACTTCTGAATAATTAAAGGTTTAGCTTTTTCTTTTCCTTCTTTTTCCCAAAGCTGACTTATCAACCAGTCATCACCTTCATCTTCATCCAAAATACATTCTTCCCGAGTAACTTCATTAAACCAAAAGTCTTTATCATTAATTTTAACCAGGTACTGATCTTCCCTTTTTCTCCAAGTCCAAAAAGCACATTTAAAACAGAGGTTTTCTTTTTCCATAATCTGATATATATCAGATTTAGGTTCAAAATCCTCTAGATTTAAACTAGAACCACATAGTTTACAAAATTTATACATAAATTTAAATTTTAATTATACATTATTTTATATTTATATATGAATATAGAACACTTAGTTCATTTGGTGTACTCTGCAATACTCCTTCTTCTACTCATAAAGGTAGTTAAACTTTAAAAATGTAAATTATGGTAACAGTAAAACAAATGGAATTTGCTAAAGAGGTTTATCTTGCAGCTAAAGATGGTGAGATTGATCCAGTATTTGTGACCGCTCAGGCTTGTTTAGAGACTGGTTGGGGTAAAAGTAAGGTTGGTAATTTTAATATTTTTGGAATTACCAAGGGTTCTTGGACTGGTAAGACTGTTTTGATTCTTACAACAGAGTATTTTAGTACTCCTAATAAGGTATTTAATGCTCCTGAAAAGAAAATTTCAGTAGTAAAACTCAGTCCTACTAAGTATAAGTACAAGGTTCAGAGACTTTTTAGAGAATATGATTCACTGAAACAAGCTTTAGATGATCATACTTCACTATTTAAGAAGCCAATGTATGCAGATGCTTGGCCTTTTAGAAAGAATCCTATGAAATTTGCAGAGAAAATCTGTGATAATATGGGTGCAAAGTATGCAACTTCACCAGGTTATCTGGTAAGTTTGAAGTGTATGATTGGTCAGATCAGAAGCTGTTCCAAGGATTGGTAAATTATGGAAAAATGCTACAAAAACCTAAAGATTCTGGGTATTTGTGCAGGACAAGGAGCTCTATTATTCCCTTGGAGGAAACAACTACTGGGGAATATAGAGCCCCGTTCTGTCTTTCATACACAGAAGGAAGAGCAATGGCGTTTAAATTTTGGAGAAATTCCATTTTTAAGAAACGAATTACCAGAAAAATGGCATCCAGATATCATTCTAAGCTCTCCAGATTGTGGTGCAAGCTCTACAATGAGACTTTCAAAATCCAAAGAATTAGGAAACCCAGAAAAAAATAAGTCTATTCAACTGGTTATTGAGGGTATAATGCAATATCAACCTAAAGTTTTCATGATAGAAAATGTACCAAGGTTAATGAGTCTTATGCCAGAAAAAATATGGCAAGAAGCTTTACCTAATTATAAACTTTTGTTCAAGGTTAATTCAGTAAGTGATTTTGGTAATTCCCAGGTATCAAGGAAAAGGTTAATTATCATAGGAATAAAAAATACCGCTAAGAGTTATTTAAAAAGCTTCGATTTAATATTTAGTGTTAATACTCCTAGACTCTCTAGATTTATTCTGGAGGCAGCCCATTTTAAACAAAATATTCCTTTGGATAAAGTTTTAGCAATGTATGATTATAGGAAATTACCTAAAAAGAAAAACCTTACGGTTAAGGAAATCCAATATCTTTGGACTCATGATTTTAAATCTGAAAAGAAATGGCCTATTAAGACAGCTAAGATGCAGACTTTACCAGGAGTTTATAAATTAGATCCAGATAAACCACCACTTACTTTAAGACCGGCTGATAGACAATTTAGACCTGATGGTTATCCTTTATGTATTCAGGACTTTAAGAATATCCAAGGTTTTCCAAAAAAGTTTCAGATTTATCTTCCTGAAGAGAACTATCTGTACTGGTTGAACAAAGCTAGATATACAATAGCTAAGGGAGCTGTATATGAAGTTGGTATTTGGTTTAAAAAGTGTATCAAGAAATCTTTGTCATAGGGAACCTTTTCAATATATATTCAATATATATATTTTTTGGAAGGTAATAAAATATAGGATTTAGGATATATAGATTTAGGATAAGGATTAGGATATTTTTTCCTTCGGAAAAAAAGTATTCGGTTTTGTAAACAAAACCTCATACATATATGCGTATACACGCAAAGGAACTGAGTATCTTTTGAATGAGCTTCTAGACAAGAAAGTACTATATTCATTCAAACATTTAAATTTCACTACAATGAAAAGAAAGAAACATAGATCAGTAAAGAATCACGGAGAATATTATCCAAACATGGATTTGAAAGTATTCCGTAATCTTATCAAACAGTTAGGAGATTCCATCATTGCATCTTCTAAACTAGATACACATGGTGTTAAGGTAAGAGAAACTCTGAGAACTTATCAGGTTACTCTTTATCTCAAGAAGAATCCAAAATCCCCAGAACTTGGTAGGGAGTTAGGAAATATCCTTCACAAATTTATCCTTAAGCATTGGGATGAAGCTTCTAAAACTGCTTATCATCAACTAGTAGATTGTTCATTACATGGGGATATTTAAAAATCTTAGAGTTATATTCACTCTTGGTTTATTGGGTTTGACTATATACCTTTGCTTCAGGAATATTCAACTCCATCAGCAAGTTAATAAACTGCGGGAAACAAGAAGAACTTCCTTTAGCAAACCGAAATCGGATACGGTTTATTCAACCAAGCCTTATTCACCTATACAGGCTTATCCGGTTATCCAGGTACCAAATATCGTTACTTACTATCCGGGTTATAAACTCGTAGATCCATCTAAAAGTTTAGGACTTACTCCTATTACTTCTACAACAAAATCGGCCGGCAATTTGGATCAAACCTCGATGGTTAATAATAACGATTCTTTAGTTCAATTTCTTTTAGATAAACGCCATCTCCAGGTTTCTTCGGTATATAAAATCGATTCTCTTACCTTAGGCAGTACTTCTAAAGATTTTGAACTAAACCTGGATTTTTACAAATATAATTGGGTTAATGGACAATTAACCTGTAAACCTATTTCATTTTTTCAACGTTTTAAACCTTATGCTTATGTATCTTATAGGTATTTTCATAATACCTTGGATGGTGGAATAGGATTAAGTTTCAAGACTAAAACTCTTATTTATAAAGTAGGTATTAATACATTCTATTATCCTCAATATAAAAAGGATTTAGGATTAGACCTAGAATTAAAACTAGAATACAATTTTTAGTATGGCTAAAAAAATTATTGAAGCTCTTACTACACTCTCTAGAAGTGAGCTTGAAATTTTTGCTAGAGTACCAAATGATGTATTTCTATTTTCCAATTTTATTTATGTTATTCATCCAGTTAGAGGTAAGGTAAAGTTTGATCTTTATCCTTATCAAAAATCTGTGTTATATCAATTTATAAAGGATAGGTTCAATGTTATCCTTAAATTCAGACAAGCTGGTATTACTGAGTTAATATCTATGTACTGTTTATGGTTAGCTATGTATCATCCAAATAAAAAGATAAATATCATTTCTATCAAAGATAATACTGCTAAGAAGGTACTTAAGAAGATTAAGTATATGTATAAAAATCTACCTTGGTATCTTCAAACACCAATTATTAATGGTAGAGCTGGTGAATATGGATCTGCTTCAGTAATGGAGTTCGATAATGGTTCATTTATTGAATCTATTCCTACTTCACCTGAGGCTGGTCGTTCTGAGTCTTTGTCGCTCTTGGTGATAGATGAAGCGGCTATGGTACGGTGGGCTTCTCAGATTTGGGCAGCTGCCGTACCTACTCTATCTACTGGTGGGTCAGCTATTGTAAATTCTACACCAAAAGGTTTAGGTAATTTCTATCATTCTACTTGGGTTGATGCAATGGCCGGTGGTAATCCATTTACCCCAATTAGATTAAGATGGCAAATGCACCCAGAACGAGATGAAAATTGGTATAAGGAAATGTCATCAGCTCTTGGACCTAGAAGAACTGCTCAAGAGGTAGATGGAGACTTTCTTGGTTCTGGTAATACTGTATTCGATCTATTAGATATCAGAGATATAGAAAACTGTTTATCTGATTATCCTGCTATTAAAAAGCGTTACAATGGTCAGTACAGACAGTTTAATTTACCTGAGCCAGATAAAGAGTATTTTTTGGGAGCTGATGTTGCTACTGGTAGAGCAACTGATTATTCTTCTTTTACAGTAATGGATAAACCTGGAGAAGAACAGGCTTGTTATAAAGGTAAGATGCCTGTTGATAAGTATGCCAAATTATTGGGAGATACAGGTCAGTTATTCAACTATGCTACTATAGCTCCAGAGTCAAATGATATTGGTTTAGCAGTAACTTCTCAATTACAAATGGAAGGTTATCCTAAATTATATTATTATCAGAAAATGGTAAAAAAGAAAGGTAAATCCAGACCAGAAATAGATAAATCTCCAGGTTGGTTAACTACCAATAAGAATAGGTCCGTTATAATAGATGGTCTAGAAAATGATGTTAGGGAAAATAACGTTATCATAAAAGATCCTTTCTTTGTTCAGGAAGCATATACCTTTATATATGACTCATTGAATAGACCTGTTGCTATGGGTAAGCATAGAAGTAATTCTGAAGCTGAAGATGATAGTGACTTGGTTTATGCTGATGATGATATTATGGGTAAAGCTATAACCAATCATATACGAAAAGGTAAAACAAATATAATAGTTCAACCAAGATGAAAAACCCGTTTTCAATGTTATTTAAAAAATCTGTACATAATGCTCCTCCTGTACAGAATAAAGAAGACACTAAAACTAAGGGAGTTACTGGTATAGATCCTGGAAGAGTTTCTGTACCAGAGGATTCTGTTGGTATTCTAGGAGCCATAAGAGGATTTACTCCCGTAGTAGATCCTTCTTTTCGTGTAGAAGTAATTAAATTACTAAGGGATCTTTATAAGATAAACCCAGATGTTAGTATAGCTTTGCTTGATACTTTCAAATTAGCTAATACAGGACATACTATTACTTTTCCGAATAATACCGATAAGGAAGCTGAAGCCATGAGGAATCACTTAAGTGAAGTTACTGATAGGTGGTCTAAGTATACTGCGGGTATTAATGGATTGGTAAATAAAATGATAGTTCAACTTATAGTTGGTGGAGCTATTTCTGTAGAAGGTGTACCAAGTCCCGAATTAGATACTCTAGATACAATCCTTTTTATAAAACCTGATTCAATTAGGTTTAAAAGAGAATCTAATGGAGTTTATCAGCCATATCAAAAAAACCCTAACTATGCCATAAAACGGGAAGAGTATATAAAATTAAATACTCAAACCTATGTATATGCTGGTATGTATAACGATACAGATGAACCCTATGGAATACCTATGTTTATGGCTGCTCTAGATTCTTTAAAAGGTCAATCTGATATGAAGATTAATTTTAAACATATCATGGAATTGATGGGTATGATGGGATTCTTGGAAGCTAAAATGGCTAAGCCAGATCAAAGAGCTGATGAGAGTATTTCTAAATATCAAATTAGATTGAATAAAGAATTAAGGGATCTTAAACGTAACCTAAAAGAGGGTATGAAGGATGGCATAGTAACAGGTTATATTGATGACCATGAGTTTACTATGAATTCTACTACCAAAGATATGGGTAATATAGATAAGGCTTGGAACTTGAATCAGCAATCAGTAGCTAATGGTTTGGGAGTTAATGGTTCAATTATCGGAGTTACTTCTGGAGGGACTGCTGAAGGTAATGGCGTAGTGTTATCTAAAATGATCAGCCAGTTAACTAATATACAAATGATTGTAACTTATGCTTTGAAATTCTTATACTCTCTAGAATTACGTCTAGCTGGTTTTAATAATAAAGGTATGAGGATTACCTGGAAACCTTCAACTATCTCTGATGATGTAAAGGTTCAACAGGCAAAGCAATATAAAATCCAAAATCTGGATCTGTTATATAAGGCAGGTATTATCAGCCAATATCAGTATGCTTGGGAAATGGGTTATGATTCTCCAGATGAAGATGAACCAAGAGTTTCACTTGAGGATCAGTTCAGTAAGGGTAATTCAGACCCACAAGAAGGTACAAAGAAAAAACAGAGACAGGATGATAAGAATCAGTCAGCTAGGAGATCAAGAGATAAGAATAATCCTAGTCCTTCTAGAGGTGATCAAAATACAAAACCAAGATAAATTATGGGAAAGAAAGTAAATCAAATCCATTCTAACCCAGAAAGAATGGAATCAATGATCATAGGTAGTGGTCATACTATTATGGCTGGTTTTCTACCTACTGGAGTAGAACCTCAGACGTTTTCTGAGAATTTCTATAGATGGAACCATGTTTCAAAGGAATCAGTAGAGAAATTAGGTTTGTTTGGTAGTGATATTGATTATAATACCTATTACCCAAATCTTACTAAAGAGGATCTTACTCCTAATGCTGATGAGTTTATAGAACCAGTTTTCCGATTGTTATCAGCTACAATCGTTTCAAAGAACTGGAATCCAACAGACTTTAGTCAACCAGGAGTTCTTAAAGCTTCCATGAGAATGCTTCTTGGTCAAACTGTTAATTGTGATCATTCTACTGATATAGGTAATGCTATAGGTTCAGTATCACAAGTAATGTGGCAAGAAGGTTATAAAGATGGGAACTTTATGATCCCTGCTGGTATTAATGGAGTACTTAAGATTGATGGTAAAGCTAATCCTCGTATTGCTAGAGGAATCCTAATGGACCCACCTTCAATACACAGTAACTCTGTAACTGTACAGTTTAAGTGGGATAAATCTCATCCTGGTATGGATGATAGAGATTTCTGGGATAAGCTTGGTACTTATGATGAAAAGGGAAACATGATTCGTAAGGTAGTTACTGAAGTAGTAAGGTACCTGGAAACATCCCTTGTTTCACATGGTGCTGATTCATTTGCCCAGAAAATAGGAGAAGATGGTAAGATTATAAATCCTGAGTTTGCTAAAAGAACTTGGACATCTTTTGCCGAGTATCAAGAAGATACAAAGAAAGCATATTATTTCACGGATTTCAAAGAGGATATTAATTCATACCAAGAAAATAACGATACTCCTCCGAATAATATAAATACGAATAACCCATTAAATAATAACACAATGAATAAAGAATTAAAAGAATTTCTCGAGAAACTCTTCGGTGATAATCTTTTGTCACTGGCAGAGGGACAGGAAGTAAGTACTGAATTAGCACTCTCTGCAGTTCAGTCATTGGTAAATAGTAAAAAGACTTTGGAAGCTAGTATCACAAACCTTACTACAGAAAAAAATCAACTTTCAGAACAGATTACCCAGAAGGATGCTGAGATTGCAAATCTTACGGCTATGGCTACTGTAGGTAAGAATCATATAGCTTCTCTTCGTGAAGAAGTAGTAGGTAATTACAAGAAGTTGAAGGGTGATAAGGTTGATGAAACTATAGTAACTATGCTTAATGCAGAAACTACTGGTCTTCAGACTTTAATTTCTCTTAACAAGGATTATAAAGCTCAGTTGGAGGAGAAGTTCCCTCTTACATGTTCTAAATGTGGTTCACATGATGTAACCCGTAGTTCCTCTGTAGTTGAGGATCCTAAAAAAGATGACACTACTTCAAATTCAGAGGTACCTTCTACTAGTGATGTTATTGGTAGTTTGTATCGTCAGAAAATGTATAATAATAAATAATTTATAAATTATGAAAGAAACAGTATTGACACAGTGGGGAGAGGAGACTTTTAGAGCCACTATTTATAAGTCTGAATCTCACAAATTGCATCAGGCTTTTCCAGTAAAATCTGGTAAGAAAATTTTTCAGAGTCAACCAGTAGCTTTGAATAATGATGGTACTATCCAACCTTATACTGGAGAGGCTAATGAAGTATATCTTGGTATAGCTGTTACTGATAGTATTAATCCTGCTTATCAGCAGCAAAGAAATGTAGACCTTGAAGTAACAGTTGCTGTAGAGGGTTATATGATCTGTAATTGGGTATCTAAAGCTTCTCTTACTCCAGGTTATGTTAAAGTAGATGGTACTACACTTAGTGACCATTTCCCTGTAGCAGCTACTTCTGCAGTGGCAACAAACTTTATAGCTTTGAATTCAGCTGATGCAGCTAATGAGGTAATCCAGGTATTGGTAAAGTAAAACAAATAAATATTATATAAAATGGCAGAAATCGATATTTCTAAGATGAAGGCTGAGGATTTTAAGAAAGACCTTAAGCCGATGGTTACCCAGTTGGAAGCTGTCCGTAGTGGTAACAATAATATGAAGCCTGTAGAAATTTCTCTTGAGGAATTTGTAAAGGGTAAGTATGGTATTTCACTTGATACTCTGTATGAGAAGATTGGTATTAATCCTAAGATTGATACTATGCAGAATATCTATAGTATGCCAGATCAGGGTATTCGATGGATTGTTCCGGAGATTATTCGGGCTGCTATTACTCTTGGTATGCGTCAGGCACCATTCTACCCGAATATCATCACTACAGACCAGCCTATCAATGGACTTCAGGCTATCATGCCACATATTAATATGAGTGATGCTTCTCCGGCTCGAGTAAATGAGGCTGAGACCATCCCATTGGGTACTGTATCATTTGGTCAGAAGTCTATCCGACTCTTTAAGATCGGTAAGGGTTTCAAACTTACAGATGAGGTTCGTGATTATGTATCTCTTGATGTATTGGGTATTTATCTTCGTGACTTTGGTATTAAATTGGGTTATGCCATGGATACTCTGGCCCTCGATACTCTTATCAATGGTAATATGGTCGATGGTTCTGAATCTGCTCCAGTAATTGGTGTATATGATAATGCTAAGGGCATTGTATATAAGGATCTTCTGCATATTTGGGTACGTGCTGCTCGTATGGGTCGTAACTTTACTACTATGATTGGTAGTGAGGATCAGGCTATTGAAATGTTGGACCTCCCAGAGTTCAAGCAGCGTAGTAGTGGTACTACCCAGGCAACCTTTAACTTGCATTCACCAGTTCCAAATCAGGCTGATTTTTATATCCATCCGGGATGTCCTTCTAAGCAAATTATGCTTATTGATACTTCTGCAGCTTTGATGAAGTTGACCGCTAAACAGTTGTCAATGGAATCAGAGAGAATTGTATCAAATCAGACTGAGGCTATTTATGCTACTCTTACTACTGGCTTCTGTAAGATGTATCATGATGCTACTGTTATGTTGGCTTCAGATAAGAAGTTTAGTGAGAATGGATTCCCATCATTTATGAATATTGACCAGTTCTTGGGAGTTAATCTCGAATAAGTTCATACAATAATTAAATTAGGAGGTGGCTTGAGTTTTTCTTAGGTCACCTCTTTAACAATAAACCGTTTTAAATTAAAATATTATGGCAAAGAATATAGCTTTGGGAAATAAAGCTTTCTCATTTCATGACCAGGCTCTTGGCATTACTATCTGTCGAGGAGAAGTAATTTCACTTTCAGAACGTCAACTCCAGTCTAAACATATTCGTCAGGCTTTGAATGGTGGTCATCTTCGTATTGTTAATGATGATGAGATTAAAAAGTATACTGATGAGGATATAGAGAAATTGGATAAGAAACTTATGAATGCCCTTCGTAAGGGTGTTAAACCCGAAAAGGTTGCTAAGGATTTTTCTTTAGAAGAGGCTAAACTTTTGGCAACTCGTCATGAAATTGAAGTAGAGGCTACCGATACTCCAGATACCATTATTGCTGCTATTGCAGAAACTATAGAGGAAAATAAATAAAATAAAGAAGATATGAACTTGGCCTTTGTATATGTCACTAAAGGTCTACAGGTTTCATTTCGTATTATCAGCAAAGTCCCATCTGGTGTAACAACTAGGTGGGGCTTTGGGGATTTTAAGGAGAGTAGTTCTAATGATCGTTCTCCTTCATATACTTATGAGACTGCGGGTTTTTATACAGTAACCTTAAGAGTGACAATTGGTGAAGAAACTATTGAGCAATCTCAATTAGTTATGGTTAGTGATGATGAAAATATAACTACTCATCTTTCAGATAGTATATATAACCTTATAGATAATTACATACCAAAAGAACTTGGTAATATGTCTATGGATCAAAAGGTTACATATATAACTAAATGGCAATTGTATTTAGGTCCTCTAGTAAATCATGAAATATCACCTGATAAATATCAAGATGAACTTGCTTATGAGGGACTAGAAAATCAATTAGTGATGGAATTGGCAGCTTGGGAATATCTTAATGTTCAAATAACTGCTTTACTTGCCAGAACTAATGATTTCTTTTCTAAATTCCAAAGCCAACCAGAAAGTTCTACTAATCCCGAGGAAGAAGATAGTAGTACTCGTATAAAGAAGATTACTACTGGTCCTACTGAAGTAGAATATTTTGATAAGTACTCTGATTCTATAGCTTCATGGTGGAAATACTATATGCAAGCTTTACAACCAGGTGGTATTATTGATGAACTTAGAGTTAATTTATGTACTCTTGCTCAACGTTTGGATATATATTTACCGTTCTGTGATAAGGTACGTACATCAGTAGTTCCTAAGGTAGTAAATCATAGGAAAGCTGGTCATCTTGGTGGACCTAATCCTATTGCTCCTTTGAACAAAGGTAATATTTAAACATTAAGCTTATGGGTCTTTCTTCTAAATATCTATCAAATAAAGCTTGGGAACGATATAAGAATATTATAAAGAACTTCATGGATAAAGATGTTGGTAGGCAAGTTATAACTTGGAAAAGGCACATTGATCAGATAGGAGCTTTTGGTGAGGATGATGGTAATCAATACATGGATATTCAACTAGAAGTTCTCTGTTATTATAATGTATTCAGAAACTGGCCTATCAATAAACCTACTACTTCTGGAGAGTTAGATGATGAGAATCTTACTATCTATGTGACTAAACGTCAGATAGAAAGTTTAGGTTATATCAATTCTGATGGTTATTGGCAATTTAATTGGTCTGAAGATAGATTCGTTATTAACGGCATAGTCTACAAACCTTCAGGAGATACCCAAGTAGCTCAAGCTAAAGATGAAGCTTTATGTTTTATCGTTATCCTTAAACGTGATAGAGATACTCAACTTTAAATTTAATATAAGTTATGTATAACAGTAAATATTATACTTGTGAACAGATAGATCAGCGATTGTTAGAGGGTTATTATGATGATGCTGTAGCAGCTGGTTATACTGGTTCTAAATCTCAATATTTAGCTGGGTTATTACAAGCTATCAACTATTCTGCTAATCCAACTATGACTGCAGATAAGGTAGCATATAATTCAGCTAGTGGTTTGTATAAAAACGTGCAGGAAGCTCTTGATGAAATAACTAGACAAACCTATAAAATAAAAGGTGTTATTTTACCAAACGATGACTTGGATTCGAAAAAAGAAAGGAGTGATAGAGGCTTATGGTTCTTAAATCGAACGCCGGACTCGGGTATTGTTTTGGTATGTTATGATTTTGAGAAGCATTATGTTCAGTTGAAGCTGAGTGCAACTAGAAATGTATCTGTAAATACTACTACTAATAAACCCAGTATTCAGTATAGAAAGTATATTGATAATGCTTGGACAGAGTGGGCTGAGATTGAGTTTAATATCCTTAAGACTCATATCCTTCAGGCTGATGGTATTGCGATACAGGACATTCCTATGGCAGAGTATGTAAAATCCACAATGAAACCAGAAATTAAAAAAGAGCTGGTTGTAAAACTTGACAAGGCTTCTGTTGTCCAAGAATCTGGAGATTCTGAGGAACTTGTTATGTCTCAGAAAGCCGTGAGTAAAAAACTCAGGGAATTATCATCCACTATCCCGAAGTTCGTGAGTATGTCGGAAGCAGCTTATGAGGCTTTGGAAACAAAGGAAGCCGATACCTACTATATGCTTACGGAGGAATAGCCTATGATAATAATAAACAACAAGCAAATTGCAGCCATACAGTTTGGAGGAAAGGCCCTCAGCGTAGTATATAAAGGCGCTACCCTCATATGGCAGGCGGTGGACGGAATAAAGAAGACTGGTGGCATATTGATAACCCCACAGGGAGCAGACCTTGACATCTATGCTTTGCGTGTCTACAAGAAATCGCTCTCGGCTACCGACATTCGCCAGAATTACCTTGCATCCTTCCCGGCAGTTGCTGAGAAGGAGGCTTTTAAGGCGAAG